TTTTGATTAAATATTTGATAAACGATTTTTTAACGTTTGCACGTATAAAATATTCGCTTTATACTTGCATCATAATTCGCAACGAAGCGGATTTGAAAAGGTAAAATACAGAAATGTTAGTTGAATCAAATTTTGAAGATTACGTCTTCTTTGACATCGAAACTGCTCCTCTTGCTCCATCATTAGAGGAATATACACCAGAATTGAAAGCGGCTTGGTATCGCACTTTTTGGGATAATAACGAAAAGAACCAAGCGAGATATTCGACGGTTGAAGATTGTTTTTGGGGAGAAACTTCCCTACGCCCTGAATTTTCACAAGTCGTTTGCGTTTGTGGAATGCGCTTAAAAGATAAAAAGAGAAGCGGTAAATGCTGGGCAGTAACTGAAAAATGCACCGAAAAAGAGTTGCTATTAGGCTTTATCGGTTACTGTGGAAGTAGTTTTTTAGCGGGAAAGACGATTAAACGCTTTGATATTCCTTTCCTTTCAAAAAGGATGTGCATTAATGGAATCGTTCCCCCTCGTCCATTGAACACTTTTAATCAGAAGCCCTGGGAAGTGAATCACCAAGATGCAGACGATTTGTGGGCTTTCGGTTCAAATACGCCCTCAAACCTGATGACGATGTGCGCCTGTTTAGGAATCCCGTCGCCCAAAGATGATATTGACGGTTCAGAAGTTGGGAAACTCTTTTTCTCGAAAGAACCTGATGCGATTGAGAGGATTAAAACTTATTGTGCCAAAGATGTTTTTGCGACAATCAATGTGATGCGCAGGATTTGTGGATTACCATTAGTCGTATAAACCAATAAATAAAGAACCAATGAAGAAGACATTATTTTACCTAACAGTTGTCGTTTTACTTGTTGCGGTTGCGTTTGCGATTGCAACCGCCTGTAAAACGGTCTCAAAAGTGAGTAAAGATGATATAAATTTAAGGAATCAATTAGATAGTTTAGAATTGATTTTGGATATGCAAAGGCGCACGATAGCGTCCCAGCGTTGGTTTTTTGAACGAACGATAGCGGGAAAATATCAGTATATGCCTGCGCTCGATGCCTGCCGCATGGCTTTCAAAGGTCATGTTGAATTTGAGACGATGTATTTGCCCGATTCTGTCATTTTCAGGATTCAAAAGATTGATGATGAGATGAGAGAGAGAATGAAATATTATGCGATTTCTGCCGATTCTGAAAGTGGAGTTGAAAGTTAGATTTTTGAGAGAGTTTGTTGTGAAAGTTTATAAAAGAATGTAACGTCAAAAATTGCATTCTTTTAATAAAGCGGGGTAGAGCAGAGGTAACTCGTTGGGTTCATATCCCAAAGGTCGGCGGTTCGAATCCGTCCCCCGCTTCAAAAAATGCCAAATTTAATTTTTTCAACAACAAATTTTTCATTCAATGGAAGTAAGAATCCAAAAAACTACGGAAGAAATAACGTTCTTCCAAGAGTTCAAAAACCAGACTATTGAGCAAATAAAGTCTGAAAATGCGAATTTAGACAAGAGCATTTACAAACTCGAAAAAGAAATTAAAGAGTTTGCGGCAGAACGTAAAAAGCAAATCAAAGACCTGAAGGCTCAAAAAGCGAACATCATCGTTCAATTGATTGACGGAGGACAACAAGTTACTTGCGTTGCCCGCAAAGAGTTCGACACCGAAGCGAAAACGGTCGATTTCTACGACACTGAAACAGGGGAATTCTTAATGACCCGAAGAATGACCAGAGAAGATGCTCAACTTTTAACGACAAGAGAATCAAATGGATAATCAAATAAATATCAGCCTCCCAGAAGGGTTCAATCAACCGAATTTTGAAGTTATTCAAACGGAAGGGTTGGCACAAAGTCCAATTTCAGACGTAAAAATAAACGGCAATCTGAATGCACCGTTTGATTATTGCGAGAATATACGCACGCCAGATAATGGACACGGTTCATATTTTCTGATTTCAAGAGAGTTTTTGACTATCAAACTATTTTTTGAACCTCAAAAATATCACACTGTTGAAGTTTTAGGTTCGTTAAAATCGAATAAGAAATTCACGGCATTAGAAATTAATGGGTTAAAATCGTATTCACGTGATGAATTGGTTAAAACTCTTGAAAAGTATGCGGGTTTCTTTTTGAAAGATGATGCTTTGGAATACGTAATCGAATACCTAAATAACTTCAAAGGTAGTTTAACGTTCTCTAAAGTTGATGAAAAAGCGAAGAATGGAAGTTATAACCAAAGTGCTAAAAAAGATGTGAATGTTGCAGATTTACCTTCCTTCACGTTAAAGATGCCTTTATTCCAGGGCGAAGATGACCATATTTTTACTGTGAAAATACTAATTGAAATGACAGAATCATCAACTAAATTTTTCTTAATCTCTCCAGAGATTTTGAAAGACTATGATAGAATTTGCGTCGAAAAATTAGAGGAGGTGATTAATAAAAATAAGGACAAAGAAGCCTTCAAAGGGATTTCATTCATTTGGGAATAATGGCAAATAACGGATTTGATAAAATCTTTTTTGAAGTTTTTCACGATAAGATTTTGGACGGTTCTAAAATCCTCACGATACGAGCGAAACCTCGTGTCGTGGGGAAGGTTTTAGATGTTTATTTCGGTTCAAGATTTAGTGAAGAAGCAAAGAAGGTCGGAAAATTGGAAGTTGAATTTTGTAGGAAAATCACTTTCTTAGATTTTAAGCTTATTATTTTCGATAAGGAATTAAACCCGATTGAAAGAGATACACTTTGGAAAGATGACGGTTTCGATTCTTTTGAGGAGTTCTATAATTATCACGCAAATTCGGCTTTGTTGCCCGTTGTGAAATTTGTGATTGGTTTTAAGTTTACGAAAGATGACTGAAGAAGAGATTGATTTCATCTTTTCAAACTATCCAAATCTAACTATCTCGCAGATTGCGAATAAGTTAGGGAGGAAGGTTGAGAAGGTCGAAGCGATTATTTACAACAAGAGTTACGAAGGTATTAAAAAGCCAAAAAAGCACTTTCGGATTATTGAAAAAATTAATATTTAGAAAGATGACTAATGAGCAATTCTTAACAAAGATGTCTAATTTTAGACAACGTAAAAAGGGAAAAATCAATTTAGATTATCAACTGAAACTTGAAAACGGTGTATTTAGACCGAATATGATTGAGTATTTCGTTGAGATTGGTGATGTGAGAATATGTGTAACGATTAATTCAAGTTTTCGGGATATTCAATTGAAAGCGATTAATATTAATACAAACCAAAATGCAGTACCTTTTTGTGTAGGTAATGATATGCAGTATTTAGATAAAGTTTTAGAACAATTATGATTTTAGAAACAAACGAAAGAGAAGTTGAAAGCCGTTTTATGACTTGCCCAAAAACGGACGGTTTCCCACTCAATTCAATCAAAGTGCGTGGCGATAGATTCGGAGGTGCGCATACTTATACCCTTTCAAATTTAAAGGATAGGGACGAAAGCGGCAATTGGGTTGAATCCAAAAACGTTCAGGAGATTCAATTCTTTGAGCGAAGCGGTGATGGAGATACTACAACAGAGGGCGTAATTGACGTTCAAGTCGTGGATATGCTTATCGACCGTATTAGGCACATGAATTCAATTTTTCCTGATCCTAAAAACGATAAAGCGATTGCAGCATTTTTTGAAGCAAGAAGTTATCTTGAAAAGCGCACTTTTGAGCGTCTGACAAGGAAGGTTTTAGGGAAAGAAGTTATTTAAGATAAAACACACAGGTAGCTCAATGGTAGAGCATCTGATTCCAGACCAGAGGGTTGTGGGTTCAAGTCCTATCCTGTGTGCGATGATTTAGGGGTAGTTTAATGGTAAAACATTATAGATGCTGGGTTCGATTCCCGCTCCCTAAACGCAGGGTAAACCACCCGTTTATAAAAGGGTTTGACGGCGTGGAATTAGACACGCATTTTAGAGGGTATCGAATAAAAGGCAATTCGTTGGTGCAAGAATCAACCGTTCGGAAATTCCGAATAGTTGTCCAAAAATGCAGGTTCAAATCCTGATACCCTTACTAATATTAAAAATTATATTAAACTCGCTTGGGGAGGTCGTTGGTTCAAGTCTAACATTGCAAGGTAACAGCCGCAGTTAGCTCAGTTGGTTAGAGCACCCCTCTAATTCCTGATAGCTCAGTTGGTAGAGCAACGGACTTTTAATCCGGAGGTCATGGGTTCAAATCCCATTCAGGAAACCTCAGGTATTATTGCCAATCATCAATAAGTGACGGCGTGGAATTAGACACGTACAGACACAAAACCCCTGTATAAAATAGTTTTTGACTCTTGGTGAATAGCAACCTTGTTGCGTAGGTGAGCTACGTGATGACAGCGTGGAAAGACACGCACTAAGCCTCCTTAGCTCAGTTGGTAGAGCAACTTATTTGTAATTAGTTTGTCGGCGGTTCGATTCCGTCAGGAGGCTCTCAATATTAATAATGATGTCGATTTTTGAAAAGATTCAATTAACGGAAAGACTTTATTTTGAAGCGGAAAGATGTTATTTCCAAAATGATGAAAATACCTGTATTTCAAAAATGGTTCTTTTGAGTTCAATTCAAAAAGAGATTATTGATTACTACGAAAATATAGGGGATATGGATAATAATGTAAAACACTCACTTAGATTAGCAAGTGTTTTAATTCAACTTAGAATGTTACTTCCGGGTATTGATTCTACTTCCCAAATTTCAAATATATTATTTTATGTTCAGGCGATGGGATATGATAACCTAAAACCGACGATAAATAAACTAAAAAGTTATCTTCCGAAATAGTCATTTAAGTAAGAAAAAAGATGGATTGCGATAAATGGAAAGATTTTTTTTCAAAGGTTAATGAAATAAATCCGATATACAAAAAGAGGATTCTAATGAATAACGCTGAAAAAGAACGTGATATAATTAAAATCAATATTTTGATAAAATTAGGGATTGAAATTCCTGATTCAATTAAAAATACTAATAATCTTTGCAAAGTACATCAATATCTAAAAGAACAAAATTATAATTCTATGAGACCAATAATAGTAAAGTCAAACCCAAATATTAAAATTAAAATGGCAAAGTCAAACATTGAAGGCGTATCAGAATACGTCAGAAAACCTGATACATTTGAAGCAATTCAGTTCACAGGTTCAAACCAAAAAGAAATCTCTGAATTTACAGGAGGTCAATTTATCCCAATTGAGGGCGAAAAAGTGATGAAGTTTAACAGTCAATATTCAGATGCTCAATATCTTTATGAAAGTCAGTATGTGATTAAAAATTACAACGACTTTATTATAAAAGATAGAAGAGCTTTTAATGAGCTTTATAATCCTCACTTAGATTAAATATTTTTATTTCATAGTTAATATATTAAGGTTGAAGGGGAGAAATCCCCTTTTTATTCAAAAAAACAAGATGGTAAAATATAAAGAAGTCGCAAGATTTATTGGGGAATTAGATTTGAAATATAAAATCACTCCCAAAGTTGAAATCCAAAATACACAGAATTTTTTAGAACAGGTCATAATGATTGATTATGACTTTATAAAATTCAGATTCAATTTCATCCACTGCCAACAAAGATGCAGTTTAGAGTGGGAAGAAAGAAACGATTTGGTCGCCATTTTATCGAATGGAAAAGAAATTACTATTCATGATTATTCTTCTTTTCAAACGGCTTTTGAAGTAGCGATTGAGGTTGCGTTTGAACTAAAATCTAATACAACGTCAAATAAACCGATGTACTTGCAGATTTTAGATGTGTTGAAAGAGTTTGGAAGTGTCTATATTAAATCTGTTGAATTAGTTCAAGAGACGCTTTATTGTGCGGGTAATTACTTGAACACAACTAATTCTTTTAATTTCGATATTGATAAAAATAATTATTTCCAAATTCGCTTAGAAAACGGAACTAAAGTATATTCTTTAGAGGAGTTGAGAGTGGAAATTAATAAGATTAGGAGTTTAAGTCCTACTGAAAATTGCGTGGTTAAGTTATGATGATTCAAGAAATGGATAAAATACAAATACCAGAAGTAACTTCAAAGATGGTAAAATTGGCAATTGAAGAGGTTAATTTTAAGGAGCGAAGTTATAAAAAAACAGATTATCGAGGCGTTGAAGTTGATGGGTATGACGAATATATTGAATGTAAAATCATTCTAAAAAATGGTCATGAAATTAATGCTCTTTTATTTTATACACCTGATAAAAATAAATACAAAGAAGCAATAAGAAATCCAAATACAGGTTTATTTTTCGAGCGACCAGAGATTAAGGAATTTGATGAACCTGCACGATACGAAGCACTGCAAATAGCAAAGGAAAAGGTAAAAGAATATTTGGAAATTTGCCTAATCGAATACAATAACTCAATCAATCTTTTAGAAATTTATCAAAATTCAACTCAAAAATAAGATGTATTTAGAAATATATACAGGTTGCATGGGGAGCGGGAAAAGCGCAACATTGATTAATGTGTTAGAAAGAATAAGCATTTACAAATGCGACGTTTATACTTTTGGAAACCAGCCTTTTATTCATAGTCGAAATGGGGAGAGAATAAAAGCTATTCCAATTAAAGATTTAGATAATTTAGGTAGTAATAATTGTGTTTTGATTGACGAATGCCAATTTCATTATTGGACTTGGGTTGAGTGGGAAAAGTTAATTGATAGATACAAGCATATTCATTTAGCGGGGTTGGATATTATGCAAGATCCAATAAGACATGAATATTATAAATCTGATTTCGTTGGTTCATTTTTTCAACAAGTTTTCCCGATGAATGTTTCCTTTAATAGATTAGTTGGGAAATGTGATATTACAGGGCAGGAAAATGCAACTCATTCATTTCGTTTTAGAGATGCAAAAGATGTTCGGGATAGAAATAATTATGTGAGTTTATCTAAAAATGAAGCGGAAATTTGTCGGCTCTTTACGAAGGATGAGTATTTGGATTATAAGGCAAAATACAGGAAGGTGGAATGAAAAACAAACTAAAACTAATAAAGTTGGCATTAAAAGAGTTAGGATATTTTCGAGAAAAAGAACCTTTTGAAGAAATTATCGAACACTACCCACGCAATATTCAACTGCATAATCTTTTGATTGATATTAAGAACGTCAAAAAAAAGGGTAGTTACGATTTTGAAATGACAGTAAAAGATGAAGGTAAATTTCAACCTTTATTCCATGTGAGCTTCATAAATCCAAACTCAAAACCTTCGTTTATCAAATCAAATATTACTTGGCAATATCATAAAATGAATTATAAAACTAACCAAAGACAATGCAATTAACAGAAAAACAATTAGAAGAGCTATATGATTGTATCATTTATATTCATTGTGTTGATTCGGCTATAATATTCATATTATTTTTGATTATAGTCCATAACATAGATATAAATAGGGATTTATTGAAAAGTATTGAGAAAAAACTAAGCAAACAAGATGCAAGTAACAATTGACCTCAAAAAATATCAAACTAAAAAAGCAAGGCTTATTTGCGGGCATGATAGAGGCGACGAAGTGAGAAAAAAAACAGGAATCAATGAAATGGTTTTGCGGGGAGACGATGTGATTATTAATGTTCCAGGAGATATAATCGCACTTTGCGCAGGGTTTATTGATAATTTCATTTTCGACGTTGCTTTGTTCTTGGGTTCAAAAGAAGAATTTCATAAAAGAGTAAAGTTCGTTTGGCTTAAAGAAGATGGAGACCCGAATTTCTTTTTAGAAGATGTGAATCAGGCTTTGAGTAATATTTTTAGAGACCCCGATTATCTTCCTTTCAGAATCGAAAAAGTTCATACTGAAACCTCAAGAGTTTTACATGAAAAAGCGATGTATTATTTTGAGGAATCTATTGTCAATAATGCGAGAAAACATTTTGAATCTGAAAAAGAGAATCTAAAAAAAGCTTATCAATTTGAGGTTGAATGTATCGAAGTCCTACGCAAACATTCAAACGCAAACCCCACAAGAGCGATCGTTTGCGCAAGTTGTGCAGCAATCGCTTTTAGGTTAGGTCGATACTTTAACGCCTATTTTTACGCCAACGAAGCAATAAATATTACTCAGGATAAAAACCTTATTGAAGAATTGGTAGAATTGAAAAGGGATATGATGAGGTTATGCAAGTAATTAAATTAGATAACCTTTTTATTGAAAGGTTAAGCAAGTTTTCAAACCACTTAGCAAATATGAATCCGTTGGACTTTGGGAATCGATATCAAGGAAGTTTGAATACGTCTTTGGTTTATGATGGGATTATGGATTATAACCATAAAACTAATCAGGTTTGTGATGAGAATGGTTGTAAGGTTGTGTCCCAATCTAAGCCAATTATCGGGCAACGGCATTATGTTAGCTTGGCTGGGAGTGCTTATGAACACTATTATGATAGTCTAATGTTAGCGGTTTTAAGTGAATTGGTTTATTGTTTTGAAGATGATTTTGAGTTTGCATTCTTGCCTTCTTACAACAAAATTCAAGTAACTTTCAAAGACGACTTACTAAAAATGATTGATAAGAATTATTACTATACCAATCCAATTTCTGGAGTTGATGTATTAATCAGTGATTATATGGATTACCAATTATTAACTTCTTTCTTTGGAGTTCGGTTTAATTATTTCCAAAATAATAATATTTATCTTCAAAGTAACTTTGATTATTGTGTAAGGTTGAATCATAAAATCGCACCGTATTTAATCGAGAAACCTAATTGGGTTGAAAAGGTATTAGACAAAGAAAGTAATAATATTGATGTGTCTAATAATATTAATCTATTTATTAGTTATGTAAATACAACTAACCACCAATTAAATCAACCAAGACAAAAGATTTTATTTTAAACAATATGCAAGTAATCAAAATTTACGAAATACTTCAAAAAAGACACCCAATTAGTACAGAGGACGGTGATTTGATATATCCTTTGATAAAAAAAGCATTAGACGAAAAAGAGCCTATTCAATTAGATTTTGAAAACATAGATATGGTTTTAACTTCTTTCGTTCATTGCACTTATGGTAAATTATTCGGGCAGTTCTCTCCTGAATTTATTCATCAAAACCTTTCTTTTATCAATCATTCAAAACATCGAAATCTAAATGGAAATTTGATTGATTTTGAAGTGAAGGCAATTGAATTTTATCAAACTTTACGCAAGCAGTTATTATAATATATATAAAATGAAACGCAGAATTTATAAGAAAAACCTCAAGAAACACTCATCATTTGACCTTTATGATGATACGAATCTTAGACCTTTAATTAGATACCATAATTCAAAAAATGGAGGACGATTAAATTATAAAGAATCAAAAAGGTTTTTTAATCGAGAGGATATAAAAGAGATAATAGGCATTTTTGTAAATATCTTTGGAAAAGATAAGGTAGTACATGATTACGCAGTATATAAAAGAACTAAGTCAGACTTTATAGATGTGGGAGTTTGGTGTTATTATGATGTGGAAAAAGATAGAATTAATCGTTATGATTTCATTTGTTACCATATTTTGTTTAACCATAAAAGGAAACCAAATCATAATTTAAGCAGTGAATTTGTTCAGTTTAGGTTTCCAAGAAACTCTATGTTTAGGGTAAATGAAAAATTCCCTTTAGAAAAATTGAGTTTTTCCAAAAATGAATTTATAGAGTTTCTAACTTTTGAAAAGGAAGAGTACTATAAAATTATACGATAATCAAAATCAATAAAGATGAAAATCAAACTACTACATTTCAAAAAACACCCTTTTTACGGTAATTTAGAACTTAATTTTACCTACCCAAAAGGTCATCCAAAAGAAGGGCAACCAATGAATAAGGTCGTTTTTCATGGCGAACCCTGCGTGGGCAAGAGTACTATTTTATATTTATTATCGAAATACGATGACGAAATAAAAGCCTCATCATTTAATGAATCTTTCAATCATTTTGAAATTGAAGGTGAAGTAGCAAAAGAAGAAGTTTTAGATTTTGCAAAAGGATATAATTCATTGTTTATACTTAACTTTTACATTCAACAAAAAGATTTTGTTGAAATTGTCAATGATGTGATGCAATATTTTGATATTGAGTTCTTCATTGATGAATCTGATAATTGCAATCTTAGACACATCAATAGGGTTTGGGAAACTGGTGCAAAGATTAGGATTAGTGATAATGCAAAAGAATTTATCAATAAATGTATCGTCTTATTTAATCGTTTTGTTAATGAAATCAATGAATCAATAATGGTTTTTGATAATCCAGAAACGAATCTTTCTGTCGATATTCAGAAGCGTATGATAAGGTTATTTGATGCGTTGAATCCAAATATTCAAAAGTTTTACGCAACTAACAGCCCAATAATCCTTTCAGAATTTGAACCCTGCGAACGATTTCATCTAAGATTTAATCAGGAGAATGAAATATATGTTTCAAATGCTTCTGGTATAAATGGAAAAGCACCCGAAGGCTCAAAATATGAAAATATTATCTGGCAAAATATGTGGGCAGATACTATGGGTTCAAAAGGTGATGAGATGTGGGCAAGAATTGGGAAACTACTTTCAAAATTATATTTTCATAGGAAGGGAAGCCATATTTTGACAGAATCAGAATATTTTGATGTTTATTTTGAAGCATTGATTATTGAAATAAAGTATGAGTTTGATTTTAATCTTGCTAATAACTTTTCAATTGAACCAGCATATCCAATTTCAGATGAAAATAAAAAGAAATATTGCGATATAATTTTTGGGAAATATAACCACACGATATAAAATGCAATTACAAATAAAGAAAGATAATCGTTACTGTAAATTTATTCAATTTACAGGTGAGAATGGTAAGGAGGTAGCTGATTTTGTATTGGATTATGAATATGATGAAAAACTACTAATAGACCCAGAGTATATCCCAACAACAATGAATGAAATGCAATGCCAGCAAAGTGTTTGGGTAACAGATTATGTAGTAAAGTTTTACTATGCAGAGTATTATTTAGTTTTTAAGGAAGCAGAATTTAATAAAACATTTAAAATTATAAATTAACTAATGTCACTAATAATTAAACAAGGTGATATATTCACCTCAAAAGCAGATTACTTAGTTTGCCCTGTTAATTGCGTGGGTGCTATGGGAAAGGGTTTAGCTAAAGAATTTAAGATAAGGTTTCCAGAATGCGAGAAAATTTATAAATCATTTTGTAAAAATAAATATGCAAAAATTAAAAAGCAATCAGTAATTATTCAACCAAAAAGATTAAATGAAATAGGTGATTTTTGGGATATGTATTTGTATGATAATACTTGTATTTTATTTTTTGCTATCAAAAAACATTGGAAAAATAAATCTGATTTAGAACTCATAAAGCAAGGTTTAATAACATTGAATGAATTAAATAAATCTAAAGGCAATCGAAATATTGCCTTCCCAGCACTCGGTTGTGGTGAGGGTGGTTTGAATTGGGAAGATGTAAAGGCAATGTTTGAGGAAGTGTTTCAGAATTGCGAAAACGAAATTGAGTTATACGAACCAATAAAATAAAACACAACACAATGGACATTCAATTATTATTATATCTAATATTTGGCTATAATGCTATTAGGACTTTTTTTGAAATGATTAATACAGTTCCAGATAAAGAATACACGATGGAATTTAGATTATTTATTTTTTTAACCCAAATAGTAATGATTTCCCTTTACATCGCCCTAATTATGTTATTTATTAACGGAAAAATTAAAGTAACTTATTAAAGAAATGGATTTTAGACAAAGAGATGCAAACTCTGTTTTGCGTTCAAATATTGATGATTTCTATAAACTGATGAATAATTCAGAGTTTGAAACAACAATAATTCAGTACATCATTAGTATTGGGGAGTATTCAAGCCCATTAGAAATACTAAAAACTAACAAAACTACTCAACAATTAAAGCAAGAATTAATTGAGCTTGGTGCTAAGGAGTATTGGTTTAACAATATTAAATGGAATTATATTGTTAATAAATTTCATCTCAATTTATTTAGATTAGGGTTAGGGCGTTTTGAAACGATAAACGGAAAAAATAAATTTTTCTACAATAATGCATAATTAAAGTAACTTATTAAATCAAAAGACATGATACTCACAGGAAAAGAAATTGAGAAAGAAATCAAAGAAGGTAGAATAAATATTTCTCCCTTTAATGCCCAACATTTACAACCGAATAGTTACGACTTGCATTTAGATGCAAATAATTATAAGGAATTGGAAGGCATTGATTTTATAAACAACCCCAAAACGTTACAAGGTCGATATAAAGATTTGATAAATACGAATGAGATTGGATTCGTAATCATGCCAAATACGCTCTATTTATTTAGTACAATCGAAACGACTGAAACAGACTATTATGCGACAATGATTGAGGGGATAAGTAGCAATGCTCGTATGGGTATTTCGATTCACGAAACGGCAGGATTCGGCGATATTGGTTTTAAGGGTAAATGGACTTTAGAAGTAACTGTAAAAGTGCCTACCCCTGTTTGGCATGGAATGAGGATTGCACAAATCTATTTTCATAAAGTAATTGGTGAGATTAATTTATACAAAGGTCGGTATCAGAATCAAAATAAAGTTGAAGGGGCAAAACCTGAATTAACATTAATCAATCCCACAAAAGAAAAACACGAATTAGATTACTAAGATGGCTTATCATAACAAACCGAATCATTGGAGTTCAGAACGTTATAAAAGAATCGCATCAAATCACGATTGGAGGATTAATAGCTTGCGTTCAGTATGTCCAGGTGGCAAGCATTGTCCTTATTGTCATCCAGTTGAATTAATAAAAAAGAGATTAAAAGACCACTTAAAAATAAATATTGACCAATGGCGAAACGAATAACCTTTGCAGATGATGAAATAAACGACTTTGAGGACATGATGAGCCAATGGAAACGAGCCGAAAAGATGTTAGAAGATGCCAAATTCCATAAAAATGCTGATGAATTAGGTCTTTTATCTTTCGCTTGCAAATCGAAAGCCTTCATGTTTCAGAAGGCTTGTTGTCGATTTTTGAGGGATTACCCTGAATTCGAACCTTTTAGAAGTCAGGTATTCTTTGCGGCGATCGACCTCGCTATTGAGTTCGGAAGGATTTTAGAAGCCCAGAGCCTCGTAAAAATGGGAATGACCTCCCTAACCGAAGGGCAGGAAATTGATAAATTTTTAGATTACAAAATCTATCTCGAAGGTTTAGAAAATACAGAAATAGAAGATTTAGATGGTTATTCATAATTATATATTAAATGTTTAAGTAGTTGTTGAAAAGCGGACGTAATTCGTCCGCTTTTTTTATTCTAAATGATAAAAAGCACTATCTTGACAATATTTTTTAAAAACGATAGCGTATTTTTCCTTGACCATTTGCAAGCCCACATTCGTATCGCCTACAAAGACATCTGCAACCGTTCGCCCATAATGGTCTTTTGTTATCGGTTCAAATCTTACAATCTTCCCATGCACCATCTGTTTCATCCTTTCAGACGCTTCTTTGAATCCATCTTGCCCACGCTCCGGGGTGTCAATACATTTAATACGTATTTTTGTTTCGATTCCCAATGAATCTTTGACAACAATCGTGTCGCCATCCACAACACGCACACATTTTTGAAAATGTATTTCGCTCAAAACACAGAAGAGCGGGATTAATAATAATATATTCATCTTGTTAAAAATTAAATTGTCCATTTATCCATTGCGGAATTCATATCATTTTGTTTTATGGAAGTATATCCCATTGTCGTTTTTATATCCTGATGCCCTGCAATCGCCTGCACGATAGCGGGATTAATCCCAAAATGAGTCATCGAAAGAGTGATAAAAGTTCGCCGTGCCATGTGAATTGAAACGATTTCGTAAAAAGGTTTTTCGATAATCACTTCCTTTGCGCCAATCATTTTACTAATCTTTGTAGGCGTATCCCAGCCCATTTGTTGGCAAACTTTTTTTATATATTCATTAATATTTTGCGCCGCAATCTTTGGCAAAACATAATCGTATTTTTTGAGTATATTGATTGCGCCTTCAGGAAGTTTGATTTTGATTTTGTTCTTAGTTTTTTTGATAACGAATTCGAGACAACCATCTTTTATATCGTTCGATGAAAAAGAATTTAAATCAGAAACCCTCAACCCTGTAAAACATGAAAAACAAAAGAGGTCTTTCACTTTTTCAAGAATTCCAAATTGACCAGCAGAATAGACATTTTTCCTTTGTTGAAATTGTTCAGATTCCGTTACCTTAAAATTGTACAACTCCTTAAATTGTTCAATTGTCAAACAATCCTTTTTATGTCTCGGAGCTTTCAAATTCGGTTTGAACAATTTCAATTTTATATCAAACTCTAAATTTCGATTTTCTGCATAGCTTAAAAACGACCGAAAATTTTCAATCTTCTTGAAAATTGTAACGTTAGAGATATTTTTTTTAAGCAAATAATTAACCCAAAGATTCAAATCATTTACGGAAAAAGAACTCAAATAGAAAACCTTAGAACAATACGTTTGAAATTCTTTTAATTCACTTATCAATTTGATGTATTTGTAAATCGTTACCTTTACTCTTTGCGGTTTAATCACTTCAACAAACTGCTCAATCAATGGTATTAATAAATCATCACTCACAACAGTTTGTTGCGAAGGGAAAATTATATTGGTCAAAATTTCTTTATTCAGAACCTTATTTTCTGCTTTCAATTTCAAGTGGGTAGTTTCAATTTCGGCAATGATTTTATTAATAAAACAATTGCTATCATTTGCACCCACCCAATTAGCTTTGAATCTTTGTTTTTTTTCGTCCCAATACTTTTGGTCAAAAACGATTTTAAGAGAAATGAAGATTTTATTTTTCCCGTCAAGGTATCTTAATTGTAGTCCTCTTTTGTTGGGATTTGCACCTGTTAAATATAGATTTATAGTCATTTTGATAGCATACTAATTTCCAAAAAGTGTACACTACAAAAAGATTATATATTACAGTGTACACTATCGTGTACAAAAGTATGAAAACAAATGAGTAAATATATATTCATAAGTAATCAAATAAAGATATTAGATATTATTTATATATTTTGCTAATATTTTAATATAAAATATTGCAATAATAATTAAATAACTTATTTAGAAATAGGAGAAAAGTATAAAAAAAATAAGGGATAGCGATTTTTATTCGCTATCCCTTATTAATAAGTGTGTTTCGTAAAGTTCCATTTTACATTTAGTGGCGTGGGCGGGAATCGAACCTACTCCAATAACTGCTTGACTATCAATGTTTTTACTTCACTTTCTTTTTAGCGTGTACAGTTTCGTGTACACTCTGGTTTTCCTCACTTTCAACAGCACAAAATTACGACGCTATTTTTATTTAGTGCGTAATTTTATCAAACAGTTATCCACATTGTACATTAAGCCGCTAAAATATGTGCGTCAGGACACTTAGGAAGGTAGTTTGTGGTGATAGTTTCGGTTTTGCGTGGACGAGTTCCGTCGGTTGATTTGTGGGCGCATAGTGGTTTATCAATCTCTTGGTAACTCCAACCATACTCTGCAACCGCTCTTTCAAGTGGGATATTTGGGTAAGAAGTGAGCATCCATTTCGCTTTTGTTGTGGACAAAAGTTTGAGGAGCTTTTCATAATCAGCCTCCGTATATCCTCCATAATGACCGCAATCCGTGTGAATATACGGTGGGTCGATGAAAAAGAAAGACTTCTCAAAATCATATTTTTGGATACACTTCAATCCATCAATACAATCAATTTGAACGGAACGAAGTCTCTCTTTATATTCAGGAAACTTATCACGTTTATTCGCCAACATATTACTCACTGAACCCCTACCCTGTAAGGAATATCCCCAACTTCCGTCGAATTTTGAAAGGAAACCTTGTTGAGTTAAAACATAAAAACAAACAGCCCTGGTTAATTCTGAATCTGAACCTTCCTTTTTAATCTTTCGATATTCGTTAAAAATACTTATTGAATGTGGGATAGATTGAATTTGCTCATTTAATTCATCAAAATTGAGAATCATTTGTCGCCAAAAAGCTGAGACGAATTCGTGTGTGTCATTCAACACTTCCAATTTAGACTTCGGTTTTGCGAACATTATCGCCGCACCTCCGCAAAAAGGCTCAATATAAACCTCATGTTCAGGTATCAAAGGGACAATTTTTGACACCATTTGTTGTTTTCCCCCATAATAAGTTATGGGGGTTTTAGAAATCATCATAAATTTACAGGTTAATTATTATTTAATTACTATGCAAATATATTAAATTTTTCAATTACACAACACTTATTTTATATTTTATTGTTCGCAATTATGATTAATTACACAAATTTTTCCGTCAAAGGTCAAATTTAGGGCGAACATCTTCCCATTTTCTAATGGTTGATTTATTGAACCTGTGAAAGTCATCGGCTTTCCATTGATTGTGAGGTTCTTTCCATTCATAATATTGACCAATTTATCAACCACATAAGGAGGCAAAAGCGGCGTTATCACCTGCCATTTTTCAGTAGCTTTATTGATATTATTTTCAGTTTCTAAGTCTGCACCAGCATATTTTAACTCCCCATAAATACGATAACAGTTATTGTATTTCGGAAAATCGCAATCTTCTTTAATGCAGGCTTCATCAGGATTGCCGTAAATATTTCCGTCGCAATCAGTTTTACCGTCGGCATATTCAGAACAGAAAAGGAGGGTTGAACCGCATTTTACTTTTTCGTAACATTCGGTAAAAGTTTCTTGTCCATCTTCAGTATAAATTTTTAGGGCAAAACAATCCGCAGGAATTTGAGCCGGGTCGATTTGAAAATTTTGGAAGAACCTCAAATAAGGTGAGTATTTTTTCCCTACTCCCCAACAAACGACAGCATTTTGAATATCGAAAGTACCATCGAAATTAGCACAGCATTGCACAGTAGAAATTTTAGCAATTGTAGCTAAACTGCCATAAATATTGTAAAATAATTCAAGTCCACAACAACCAAATCCAGGTGCAAAATCTATTTCAAGCGTATTACCAACCGCTGTAATACTTAAAATTGAAGATGAAAAAGTTGCAGTATTTGCAATATTTGTCAAAAATGAATTTAAAGAACCCGACAACCAATCAAATTCAAACGGTGTAATAATTGCCCCGCAATTCCCGCCGTCTTCTGCAAAACCTAATGAAATGGCATCTCCCAATTTCGCTTCACTAAAATCAAATACGGCAAAAATTCTATCGCCATAAGGGCAAGGTGTATCTAAATTTAGCGGCAAACAAGTGCAACAATCGACGGCATTAATGCCAATAAAATAATCGTTGCAACACATAATATTTTCAAACACATCTCTTGAAATCGTTTGAACGACGGCTTGTGAACCCGAACCGAGTACTTGACAACAATCTATCTCTTTGATGATTTGATGACCAACGGCATCTAAATTATTGTCATACGTTAATAGTATGTTTTCACAATCGCAAAATTCAGAATCATTTCGGAAAAATATCGTTATCACATCGCCTTTTGTTGTCGCAAAACAGTCTCCATAATTGCCCGAATTTAATTCGATTGCAAGGGCATTCGCAACTTTTGTAGTTTCAAAGGGATCGCCAACGAAGTTCAAACTTCCTGTCCAATTTACGATAAATGGATTTGCAGAAGGGCAATTATTGTATTGAATTTGTAAAACTTCTGCCAAACCTGCCGCAAATTGCAGTTGAAAATGAGCGTATCCAAAGGGATTTAAGCAAGGAGAACAACAAGAAACGTCAATCAAAAGGGTTGCATCTAAATCAAAAGGAGTACCTTCGCCGAATGAAAGGTTCTCGCATTGAATATCTCCATCAGTGAAAAAGGTTGGGACAACCCCACCTAATGAAGGAGGCACAGCGGCGACGGCAAAATAATCAGCAGGGTCGCAAGTGCAAATAAGTGATTCGTTGCAAGGAATAAAAATCGTCAATTCTGAACCCGTCCTTTGAACAACCCAAGTAGGATACGTATAACCAATAACGAACTCAATATTTATCGCAACATCAACAGGAGTTGTTAATGAATTATCAATCGTTAGCGGGAAAAGGATAGAAGAAAATGAACAAGTGAGGACAATATTAACCGTACAAGTCGAAAAAGGCGCACCCGAAGCCGCAGAAACTACCGTAAATTTGATTTTTCGATAACAAACAGGTTCAGCTTCTCCGAATTCGGAACAGATTTGAAGTTTGAAACCGTCGCAAGGGTCAAAACCTGATTGTGCTTTATATCGCCAACGGTCGATAAAAACCGTTATTCGCTCCGTCCCTCCGACTAAAGTTTCATTCAAATACGTAGAAAAATAAGTTGAATTTTCGTTCAACCATTTGAGGGTAAGTTTGCGGGCGAAGTCTGCAAGGTCGGTTGCTTCTGCGGTCGTCCCTTCTGATTGAAAGACTTGGCAAAAATTCTCTCCATCTAAATTGATTGGAAGGAAATCTAACCAACTAAAATTCGTCGGGTCTCCAAAAACGTAATCGCCACTTGGCGTAATATCTATCGTTAATTTGACCGTTTCAGGAGGAACGGTGCAAAGAGATGTACAGCAGTTTCTATTTTCGAGGTTAAAAATCATTGTTCAAGTGCTATTATTTAGGTACAAAGTTACGATTTGGTTTATTTATATTTTACTTTTAGCATCGAAAGTAAAATATGGAGTTTATAATTTACTTTCGAGCTTAAAAGTAAATTATAAATTACACCACCTGCTCAATCTCTAATCTCATCTCAATCTCTTCGCAACCGCAGGGTAATTCAGTTATTGGGATTTTAAGACGAACTTTATTGCCGTATCGTGTGCCGTAAATTCCGAGTGGGAGACTAAGGGCGATTTGTTGAGTTTTGTCGTTCATCTTATTCAAGATTCGATTGATTAAACCTGCCGTTCCATTTGTAAAATCGGGAAAAGTAATCACACTTCCCCAATCGACAAAACCTCCTACCCCACCGCAACGATATTGAAGTTGAACGTTGGTTGCAGTCGATTCTGATAATCCCATTTCATCAATAAAAAAATCAAAGGAGACAAAACCCGCTTCATTGATTGCGCAAGGTGTGATGCAACAAACGTTTTTTCGATAGATTTTAGAGGTTAAGGTCGGTTCTGAAATGCTCAAAATTGCCCAATTTTTACAATTACAAATTGCAGGATAGGCTGTTAAATCGAAAAATAGTTTGATTCCATTATAACTTCCGTCTCCAAATTCAGGGGCGAAAAGGACGGCGTAGGATGTCCCAAGCGCATCAATATTGAATTCTGTAAGTAAATCAGTTAAGAAATTTGCAACGGAATCATGCCTAATCGAATCTAAAACGAGACCAAAACCGCAATCAGATGCAAAGATTGAGACTTGAGTTACTGAAAGAGAAATTGGAAAATTATCTAAAACGAGGGCAACTTCTAAGTAAGTTCCTTTCGTGCAAGAGGTCGTCGTTGGATAACGGATTTCACAAAATGAAAGACCTGTTGTACAAACGTCCCAGCTTTGATTAACTGAATGCCAATCTTTATCGAATAAAATCGTAAATTCCCCAGAAGGTGTAACCGTGATAGTTGAAAGCCCACCCAAATAAGTAGCCTCAAAATAGTTTTTGATATTATCTAAATAGTTCGCAAAATCAGTGGCATTCGATAAGAGCCACGCAGGATTTACGACCGCATCAGAATTCGGGCAGGGGTCAAAACTCGGTTGAATGACCAAACCAGCGTCGCCCGCATTAGCAAGAGCCTGCGCCGCTGCGCCATAAATATAACCTGTATCGTTAATTTGAAAAGTTGCCCGACCGAATCCCGCAGGAATCGTGCAACCATCAGGGCTTTTCGCCAATCCAAAACAAGGAGGTTTTTCAGGGCAACATCGAAAAGGAATGATTGAAACATCAGGATGTGGCAAAGAAGTATTCACTTCCTCAACTCTAAAACCTAATGGATTATCCCACAACCATTTATGCCAACACATCACTAATTCAACATTGTCGCAAGGATTATAACCAAATCGTGCGAAAAAATCTGAATTGAGCCACTCTAATTGAATCCCAATTAACGTATTCGTGTCATCATAAATTGCAGTTTTCGTAGGATTCCCAGCCCAATTATACACTAAACAAAAATTCAAAATTCCTGCTCGCCAAGATTGCCAATCAGGATAAGCACCTGTTGTTAAGGCTTCAACCTGACCAACAAAACTACATGGATTGAAAGGGTTAAAATTGAAATTCAGTAAAACATCTTTTCCCGCTAATCTTGCGGCATTTCCAAAAAGAACCGTTGGAGGAGGAGGGTCAATAATCGTAAATGCACCAATCGAATAACCTGGTTTTAATGGAGGCGTGCAACCCGCATTGGGGAGGTTTTTTGCATCATAAAAACGAGTTTGAATATAGAGATTATCCCCTTCCACAATGGGCTGATAATACATTTTGTCGCTTCCACAAAGGATATTTTGCCAAAGTTGGTCGCAAGTTTTAATATCATTTTCACAATTTACGATATATGGCAGGGCAACCCTTTCCGCAATCGTTGCATTATCATCGAAAATGAGCGGGTCATCAAAAGTATAAGTATTAATGCAAGGCATAGGTTATTATTTTAGTACAAAGTTACAAATTTAGTTTGAATGAAAAGGGGAATTACTAACTACCCTAAACATTCCTCTTCCTATATCCAATTAAATACTTCTTTTCGCCCGCTTTGAAGGTTTTTGTATTGATGAAACAACAAGCGGTATCTGTGCCGTTGTCAAAAAATTCATCTACGGTTTCTAAAAGAGGAGTTTCCATTTGGGATAAGCCTGCGCCCGAAACATAAGATTCTTCTTCTTTCAAATACTCAATCCCGAAGGGGGATTCATCAATCATGGCGATAAAATTTTCAGTCCCGTCCGCAGACGTGGTTTGAAAACAGGCTTTTATTTTGGAATCCCCTTCACAAATATAGAGTAAAGGCGTATTATCTTGTTTTTTGAAAATCGGGATAAGGTCGCCTTGACTACCTTCCACATCAAAATCACGAACTTGAACCTTTTGTCGGACGACTACATTGTCGTAAATATCTTCCCCTGTGAGAGCGGATTTATTAATAATGAAAAAGAGAAATTCCACAAAGACTGTTTTCCCAATCCAATTCATCGTAATTTCAGGAGGATAAGGAACATCGCCAATTTCAGTTTGTAAATTTTGAAACCAAGATTCATACCTTGCCCTAAAATCGAAAAAGACATCAACCGAATTCCCCACAAAGGCAACCTGTAATTCAGGAGGAGAAACAAAAACGGCACCTGTTTTAGTCGCAATCCATGAGCCGTAAACGTGCTTTTTAGAACCTGATTCGATATAAGTTTTGACACGAACGGATTGTAAACCATAAGTGCCTCCCGTTCCAACAGGATAATCACGGTTTGGGTCTAAATCATAATTACTAAAATTCACTTTCACTCTTGAACGTAACCTCTCACCGGGGGAAACTCTCAAAGCACTGTTATACGTTTTATTGTAATCAGAAATATTATTGTCATCAAAAACAAGCGTCGGGATAGGCAAACAAGTAGATTCTGAATCACACACATATTCTTGTGAGATAAAAGAAAAATCATGAAATTTGACTAAACCTGTGTCATACGTCGGCAATGGAAGGCAAGAGCCAAAGATACGAACGACCGAAATTATTCGATAGCGTTTATTCGTATTGATAAAATTCTTATCGATGTTCAAAGTACATTCATAAAAACCTCCTCCCAATGGCACAAGCGACGTGAAAGGTGCTTTCCAAACACCATTATTGCCTATTTCGTAATTAGGATTGAGGGGAGTTGTTCCTGTTTGCGCCTCGCAATATTGTAAATTATAGTTTTGAAGGAAGGTTTGAGCCGAATTTGTGCCGTTAATTTCAATCAGATAAGCATAAACTTCGCAATTCAAATGCCAATTTAAGCAACCCGCAAGGGCAGGTTGTTCCAAAAAGCGCAATTTTACGTGCGTATCTGCCTGCGTGGAAAGAGTTGTAACAGGCGTTGCGATTGGTCGTTCTAAAAAATCAGGATAATTCGTTTGAGAAAGATAGATTGGCGCAGAGCCAAGAACGTCATTATTGAAAAAACGAAGTTGATTTACGAATTTATAACTTTGTCTTGAGTTTGAATTATCGCTTGTATCCTTAACCCAAACCGAAATTGCGAACGATTTTTGAACCGAATAAACATCACTTGAGGACGAATTATTGTCCAATAAATTTCCTGAATTTTGGGCATCTTTCAATAAATGTTCAGTATTGTTGTAAAAAATGTTCTTGAAAGTGGCATTAATATCGAAACCTGCAATAAAATAAAGCCTTAATCGTACTTTACAATCTGTTCCTGCGCCCACATCGAACGAAATTTGCAACTTCCCAATTCGCCCTGCAGAATCACCAATCCAAGCGCAATCATACCAAGTTGTCGCAACGACGGCTTGCCCTGCAAATTCAAAAAAACCGTTTGAAGGAAAACTTCCTGATTCTGAATAAGTCGCCGCAACCCATTGCCCAATCCTAATCCCGAAATTGATATTCGGAATATCAGTGATGACACGATTTGTAATCGTGAATTCGATTTCGGCAAATGCGGGAGACGCAATCGCCCTCGTTTGCGCAAGCGTTTCTTCCTGCGGCGTGGCAGTATTGGAAAGGAGGATATTTGGCATTATTGATTTATTAGGTGGTTATTTTAGGGCAAAGTTAGGGAAATAAATTTGAAATATCAGAAAAATACTACAAAACGCCTCAATATAGTTAATAAATCTTAATTATGAATCATTTATTTGATTCTTAATTAAATCCATCGTAATTTTACATCGTCAAACAGCACGATGCTGTAAGACAGTTCAACAACAAATTATATATTTCAAATGGCAACTCAAATAAACAAATCACAAATTTTCAAAAACGCTTGGTTTTTAGTAAAAACAACTGCAATTTCAATTTCAGAAGCTCTTAAAACAGCTTGGGCATCTGCAAAAGGATTAGTTACTTCTATTATTGAAGTAATCGAAACTCCTGTAACAGTTAATTCAATCATCAAAAGAGCTAATTCACTTGGCTTCTGGGATTGCAAAGCATGGATTAAGGGCGACAAAATCAGAATCTACGCAAGTGGATTAGGAAAAGATGCTAACGTATATTTGGAATTAGAAGGAACTCCAAATGACATCACAGGAGGAGCATTCAAATGCTTTTCAAATGCTGGTAACGTTAGTTCTAAATGGATTGCTAACCGAGTTGCAGATTTGAAAGACACTTGCTCTAATTTAATCAGAGCTTACGAATTAGAAATGGGAATCAATAATTAATATCACAAATTTCATAAATTAGGTAAAAAAAATGGAAGCAGAACCTTTATTAGACCGTTTTAGCGGCGAAAAAACAGAATACGAACTTACAGGAACGTATCAAAAAAAGAACCCAGTAGGGCAAATGGTAAAAATGTGGATTGTAGTAAATACCAACACAAATGAAGAGGTCGAATACACAACAAAAGACTTTGAGTTGAGTTTCAAAATAGAATCCCAATCATAATTTTATAAGAGTAGGGGCAAATTATCCCCTACTCTTTTCTATATCTTCCCCCTCACAACCATTGTACTTTGCTTTATCTGAATCTCTTCAACCTCCCCGAAGACTACTGAATTGACGTAATTGAATTTTACCATCAGGTTAAAATTCAATTCAGGAGAGGTGATTTTTTGAAAGAGTTTCTCGAAATTTTCGCAATTCTTTTGAAGTTCGATTTCAAAATTTATTCCCTTTTTTTGTGGGGAATTGATTGGGTCAGAGCTTGTCCAAAATTGCCAAAGGTTTGCGCCGTCTAATCTTTTTGTTGAGTTTTGAGGTTCATTGTACCTTCCCGTCGGGTTATATGCTGGGAAAGCGGCACAAAACCACATCGGAACATTAAAATTGAGACTTCCAATTGAATTACTTTTATGAACTACTCTTGCCCAATCATACGCAAAATTTGGTTCTAAGATGAGTAATTTTGGAGAGTTCGTTTTTCCATTTGCCAAAATTAGGTTGTTATCGTAGGAATTTGGCAAGGGTGCTGCGCCAATCAGATAAAATATAGTGTTCAAAACATCTCCAAAGATGTCTAAAACATCGCCGTCATCAATCCCATCTCCCCGACAACGGCACGCAGAGAAAAGGAAATCTTTTGATTCTAAGCCTTTTTGAGCGGAAACGATTGGGTTATCGAAAGGAACAACGTCGTTAAAAAGATAGAGAGCTTCGTCGCCATTGCCTTCTACCCCATCAGTTTGATACTTAAAATCAATCCCAAGCGGGAAAGGTTCATCTGAATAAGTGTAGCAACGATTAATAATGATGTCTTCTTTATTTGTGAGGTCTAACCAAACCTTAAAAGGTACGCCATTGGGTTCAAATTTGAGGGTCGAACCTTCTACCCACCATTGAGCATTGAAAATTTCGCCCATCTTATCCAATAATTCCCCTCCTGTGATGTTGGGAGAATTGACTGAAAAGTATTTATTTTTCAACCCCTGATTATCCCAATCGTGAAAACCTTCATCATTTGGAGCATGGAAATAAGTCAATAAAAAATATTCATTATTGATATTATTGAGGATTGAAGATTCAAAATTTGTGATTCCGCATTGTTGGCAAACGTTAAAAATATAATCTCGAACGAAGGGCGACGTATGACCATAGCCACAACCTGTAATTAACTTAGGAAAATAATCAGTTAAAACCGCAAAAACATCACCCAAAGCGTCTAAAGAATTTGAAGCCGCATCATCAATATCTTCAAAATCCCCTAAGCCAAAAAAGAAAGCGATAACTCCCCAAATCGTGCCGACGATAGCGTACAAAACAATTACGATACTTATCATCGGGATTAAGGCGATGTATAAAAACATGATAGTAAAACCGAAAATTACTATCAGATACCCCATTGATTTAGGGCGAATATTTTCACAATATCGAATATGCGGGTGCTTTCGATTCCAAAAATATTCCCCATTTGTCCAAAGGATATTTTTATTGATTAGCTTTGAACGAATGCACTCAAAATTGCGGACGTATTCAGAGTCTTCTGTTGAGTCCGTTTTTATGGTGCAAAATTCAGCAATACCGTCGGTTACGTCGCAAAAATCTATCGTATTGACGTTAATAATCCCCTCATATATTTTTAATTCAGGAGAGCAACAGGTATCGAATACGGCAATTTTTACTTTCGTTTGCCGTGCCGTTGGGGACGTAATCAGTTTATCCCGAAGGTATTTGAAAGCCTTGCCGTAAAAATTTATATTGGAAGAGAAGGACGTTTGCGCACTGCTCCCCCCTGTTGAACGACGTAACGAAATTTCGCCTTCGCTCAAATCAGAATGGTCGTTGCTATCAATTTGGATTCCGTCAAGTTCGATTCTCATTGCGTTTTAGGATTAAATTATTTTCAAAAAAACCAACACGCAAAGGACGCAGGCGCAAAGGAAAAGGAAAGATACTGCCCAAAATCCTACCCAATAAATGAACGGAACGACCTCAACAGTAACCGTTTTAGTCTTTCCTTTAATCTCTCGAACTATCGTTTTAGGAACAGTGAGCGTACCATCTTTTGCGGAGCATTCGATAATCAATTGATTTAATTTATCTCGATAATATCTTAATTGAACCCTTCCCGAAGTGTCAGGAACGACTTTAGTAAAATATTCGGTGCAGGTTGATTCTAATTTGAGAGTATCTCGGACGGTTTTACCTTTTATAAATATCGTCGTGTCTCTTGTTTGAATTTCAACACTTGTTTCGATTGCGCCGCAAACTCCAAAACGTGATTCACATCTTTGACGAGTTACGCACGATTGTAAACCGACCAAAAAGAGAAGAAGGATAATTATTTGATACATGATAGATTATTGATTAAAGGAAGGTAAAAGTAATAAAAAAATTGATTTGGAAGTAAAAAGAGAATAAAACGGCTCAATATGGTTAGTATATATTAAAAATGAATCTTTTATTTGATTCATATTATAAAACGTTGTAATTTTACTTTGAAAATGTAAACCTTATATTGATTTTATTCAATTGAAAATTTAATATGAAACGATACAAAGAAGAGATTGACCAAATTAAAGCTTTCTTGAATGAAGGTCTTTTGCAGTGGAAAAATAAACGACTAACGCTGGACGATTTAGCGGAGCGGATTGAAGATGAATCAATCACAAGGCAATTGATTAGCAAATATAAAAATCTTTCAAATGATTTAATCCCGAATTATTTTTTAATGAAGGAGTTTGAAAAGCATTTAGAAATTGATTTTTCAAAATTTTATCCCAATAAAGACCCTAAGATTTTGGAGTTTATCTATTGTCGGCAAAAAAAAGGGGATTCATTAATGATGGTCGGGAAAGAATTTGAAACAAGTACTTTCCAAATTATCAAAATGGAAGAGTGCCCTTCCTTTGAAAATTTGAGCGAAAAGCAAAAAGAGATTTTAGAAACTTATCTCAAAAAATATGGAGAACAGCCCTGAATAATACAACAACTAACCTTCCCCTGCCCACTCATCCATGAGTGGGCAGTTTTTTTTATACTGCAAACTTTTTTTGACTTATACCCTAAGTAATTTGCATTATTTAACACCACTATATTAGTATAATGGCTTACTTTGGAATAAAATAAGTATTATTCACTTATCCACTTTTTCAATAATATGCCTTCTTGTAGTTCAATTTGCGCAGGGACAATTCCTGCTTCATCCTTTGGGGCGAGTTGCGCAATCTCTAAAAAATATGGTGGGATTAAACACCTCGTTTTTATCCTTTGTGATGTAGACCCTCCATTCAATGCGACCCTCGACGGTCAAAATGTAAACGCCCCCGCATGGCAACTTTTGATTGATGATTGTAAAATCAGAATTTCAAACGAAATCAAAGGAGGTTTAACCGAAGCCGAAGGCGAAAAGATTAAAACTTCTTCTTGTCGTCCTGCGGAATCGGGTGCAAAAACTTTGACACTTGCTTTTGAAGATTACGGAAATACCGTTTCTGGTGGTGATATTGACTTCTGGAATTGGATTGTTGCTAACCAAGCTAAATTGAAAGTGGGTTGGTTCACTTGCGATGAAGATTTCTTTGGTTTTTGGGATTTCGCAATTTATGTGAGTTCTGAAATTCCTGACGATAATACTAAATTCCGTTTGAGAAAAGGGACAATTGAGATTATCGAAAAGGATATTATCAAACCGATTCACATCAAAGGTTTATCAAATCTTCTTTTGAATAATGCCGCTTACGATTGTCAAACCTCAAATTATGCAAATGATTATGAGGATTATATCGACGGTTACGACTTTGAACAAAACGATTAATGAGTAAAGGTGTCATCTTGTTGGCATTGGAGAGGTCAATTTACGGACGCATGGCTTTCAATTGTGCGCTTTGCGTCCGAGCTTTAATGCCAAAATTACCGATTCACTTATTTTATTCGGGCGATTCTTTAAAATCACTTAGCCCTGTTCATCGGTCGTTCTTTTCAAATATTGAAGAATTGCCCAAAGAGTATTTCACTTATGACGATAAATTTAAGCCTTTTAGGTGTAAATCCCGCATTTATGAAATTTCGCCTTTTGATGAAACGCTTTATTTAGATGCTGATACGGCAATTTTCAGAAATAAGAAGTTTTTAGAATTTTGGAATCAACCTAAAAGAGAAATCGAAATTCAAACTTTTAATCTGATTAATCTAACCAACGGCTCAAAGGTTTTTGATAGCGAACATCATGCAGGTCTTTGGTTGAAATATAATTTGATGGCAGCGCATTATGGAATCGAAAAGAAAACTTTGCCTCAAATGAATTCTTCTTTTATGTATTTCCGAAAAGGAGAAAGAGCGGAGGAGTTTTTCAATTTAACAAAAACGCTTTTCGATTCGCCTGATGCACCTGCGCCAAATTTTAGAGGGGAGTTTCCTGATGAATTCTTTTTTCAAACGGCAGGCGCAATGTTAGAAGTCTTCCCGACCAATATTCCTTTCGTGCCTCTTTTTGGTTCGCACGAAACTAAATATAAAGGGAATCACGAACTTTTTACGGAGTATATGGGCATTATGACTTATGGGTTAAAATCCCTAAACCACGTGAAAGCGGCATACAACGACACGATTTACAATTATCAAAGTTCAAATCTAAAGCTAAATAAAATACCAATCTTTTATCATGAAGACAAAATACAATCCTACAAAACATCATCAAATTAATATCCCAGACGGTTTTACCGACTACGAAGACGTTTATTCGGAGGTCGTCGATCGAACACCAGACGGAGGAAGGCTTGTTGAAATTGGTGCTTTCGTTGGAAAATCTACCGTGATGATGAACGAGATAATCGAAATGAGCGGCAAAAATTTAGAATTCTTTGTAGTTGATAATTTTTCGATGCAAGCGAATTTTATCGAAAAAGAGAACCGCTATACTTTCGGTCAAACTCACAAAGGAATGTATCGTCCAACTTTTGAATTCTACCAAAGGAATTTAGAGCATTTTGGGTACTTAGATAAAACCCAAACGATTACTGAAAATTCCCTCGATGCCGTTTCAAAATTTGAGAACAAGTCTTGTGATTTCGTTTGGGTTGATGCCGCACACGATTACGACAGCGTCCTTGCCGATATGGAAGCATGGTTGCCCAAAGTGAAAGACGGTGGGATTCTCGGAGGACACGATTATTCATGGGGTTGGTCAGGTTTTTCAGAATTGAGAAAAGCGGTGCATGAATTTGCCATGAAAAAAGGTTTCCGATATACCGTTTCTAAAAACTCTTGGCTGATTTATTTAGAGAAAGAGATTGAAGAAACAACAGAGCTTACAAAATCTAAATCAAAATACAATGGCAAAATATCCCCTGCACCCGAAGGCGATTGAAAATAGTAAAGAGAAAAATACGATTTTCAAGAACGATTTTTCAATGCTTTATCAGAACCCGAAGGCTTTAATTTGTCGAGATTGTGAGGAATGTTCTGCCTATAAAAAGAATTTAGAGCAAACAAGTATCGAATTTCAGAAAAAAGAATATTGCCATGTAACGAAAGATTTAATCAAAGACGCAATCAAAAAACCTTGCCCGAAGGCAAAATTCTAAAAAGGAATCAATAAAAATCATGTTAGACTTAGCACTATTCATTCAAAACCTGACCAAAGAGAAGATGAAATTTCATGAACGGATTAAAATTCGTCGTGAAATGCTTGTCCATTCTCAGGGCGCAAGTGCTAAGGATTTGATTTTGAAAAAACATACCCACGAAACAGCCGCTACTTTCAAATGGCGTTGCGAAAATTATCGTTGTATCACGAAATCAGTTTTTGACAGGGGGATTAATTCACTTTATCGAATCTTTAAGGATAGTTCTTTTTCGATTGATATTTCTGAAACGAGTAAGGATTATTTGAATTCTAAAACGTTTTATCGCCTGCCGTTTATGACTTTCGTGAATCAATATTGTCTCAGGACGATGATTGAAGACCCGAACGGTTGGCTTGCGTGGATTCCAACGGGCAAAATGAACGGCGAAAATGTGCCAATCGAACCGATGCCGATATTGGTAACGTCCGAAATGCAATATTTTCAAAGTGATGAGGTGATAGTTTTTTCAGAATCGAATTGTGATAAAACACATAACCCTGAATACTTGCACCTTCTCACAAAGGATATTTATCTAAAACTTGAGTACGATGGAAAAAAATACAACGTGGCTTATGACGATGAGAATAATAAAATATTTTATCCTCATGGAATTGAAGAAATTCCATACACGACATTGGGAGGGCATATCACTTCAAAAGGAGCGTATGAGAGTTATTTTTCTTCCTTTTTACAATTTGCAAATGAAACGATAGTCCTCTTTTCAGATTGGCAAGCGACGCACGCAAGTTGTTCTTACCCTATTGTTGAGATGCAAGATTTACCTTGTCCTGCGGGTTGCTTTAGTGGGAAAATTGATAATAAAACTTGTGGCACTTGTTCTGGCACTGGAAAATACCAATTCGGCAGGTCTGATGTATTTGATGTATTAGTACGACCGATTGCGAATTCAAATTTAGGAAAAGATGAAGTCAAAAAAGACTTAATTTCCTACATCATGCCACCGATTGAAGTGGTGCAATATCAGCGGGAATCGTGGGAGTTTATGCTCAAAAAATGTTCAGAGGCTTTGCATTTGAACTTTGTTGATGAGGCTCAAAGCGGCGTAGCGAAGGCTTTGGATAGAGAAGAACATTATGCGATGTTAGAACAAATTTCGCAAAACATCTTTGACAATATCCTTTTTCAGTCCCTTTGGTTCGTGGAAAGGTATTTAGATTTGAATTCACCACAGATGCCCAATGTGATGAAACCGACCGATTTCCGAATAACGACCGAAGACGAATTAGAACAAAAATATGCAGATTTGATGCAAGGAGGTGCGCCTTCTCAACTTCTGGTAGATGTCTATCTTGAATTAGTTTATAAAAAGATGGGTGGGAATCAGGTTAAAATGAAAGTTGCGAAATACCTAACAAATTATGATGTCCTATTCGGGCGTAATGAATTGACTTGTAAAATCTTAACCGATGACGGCATTGTGAGCGATTTTGAGATGAGAAAACATACTGATTGTAATCGAGTTTTGAATTTACTCATTCAAGAAAAGGGGCAAAAATGGTTCATGGAAACTGAACTTTCAATAGTAGATACGGAAGTTGAAAAATTGATTGAAGAAACTTTTTCAATCATTCAAAGCGACCCAAACAATAATAATGACCAATTTTTTAATTCACCTAAACAATTTTAATCATCATGACTGACGAAGAACTTAGAGCCGAACTCAAAGAAGAACTTAGAAAAGAAATTAAAGATGAGTTAATCGAAGAGATTAAAAAAGAATTGCGGCTTCAAATTGATGAGGAGCTTAGAACCGAAATCACAAATGAACTGAAACAAAAGATGGATGATGAAATCGCTAATCAAAAAATGGTAACAGTTTTAGATGCGAATTCAAAAGAAATCATTTTGACAGAAAAAGCGTGGGCGATTATTCAAGAAATGCCTAATCTTTCAAGTAAACTTTCAAAAAAAGTAACACCATAAATCAATAATTTATAAATGGAAAAATTCGTAAAAATCCGCAATCTAAAAAGCGGGCAAACGACAGAAATGACTACAAAGGCGTGGGAAATCATTTTACAACATCCAGGTTTATCGAATGATTTACAATTAATCCCAGACGAAAAACCTGCAATGAATGTGAATTCACTCCCACAAAATCAGGCAACTGCAAATTTGAGAGAAGAAACTACTCCGACGCAAGAACCTTTATTGGTGAATGAACAAGGAGGCGCAAAATCAAAAAAATAATTTTGAACAATTTTAATCATTTATAAAAATGGCACAAGATAACCCACAAACACCACCTAATCCAAATCCACAAAAAACCCATTTACATTCGTATTTGGAGAGGATTGGTCTTGAAAATCATTCAAAGATGTTTTCATCTGACCCTGACATCACGCCAGAAGCGATTGATAGCCAAATTCAAAGTTACTATACTCAGAAGTTGGTTGCAAGTCCTGAATTTATTAACCCGATTAAACAAAATGCGGTTAGTGAATTTGAAAAAACGTTAAACGATAATTTAAGAATCGTTTTTGGAATTGGAGAAAATGAATTAAATGGTTTAACGCATGAGCAAAAGTTAAAACTTGCTCAAGCAAAACAGGTTTCATTAGGAAGTCAAACAGATGGTCAAAGAGTTCTTAAAATTCAAGAATTAGAAGCCGCTAAAATAGCGCAGGAGCAGATAATTAAGAACATCGAAACAACTTATGAAAGTAAGTTAAAAGAAGCTGAATCAAGAATGTACATTTCACAAATTGCAGGAAGCCAACAACTTACGAATGATTTACGAAATGTGATGCCAGGGTTGATGTTGCATTTGCAAACAAATTATCAGATTAGTTGGAATGAAAAATCTCAAACGGTTGAGTTTTTAACTAAATCTGGGTCGGTAGTTTTAGATGATAGCTTACGAAACATGAAATCGGAAGACATCATTTTAGATGCGTTGAAAAAAACTAAATTCATTAAAGTGAATCAAACTGCTGGTGGAAATACTGGTGGAGGTTCAAGATTGAATTTAGATAAAATCAATCAGCCGTTGAATAATAACAATAATCAACCAGACCATAGAATCCCCAATCTTACAAAAGCCGAGCAACACTTAGCCAATATGGTTAAAGGATACGGAAATAATTAATGATTGGATTCAGAGATTAGTATCTCTAAATATTTTCTTATAACAACTATAACCTTTATTTTTAATGGCTTTAATTTCATGCCCTGCTGTTCAGGGCTACTTAAACAATAAGTGTGCGAGTGCTTCTAATGTTCGCACCGCTGTTGGGCTTTTGCAAGCAGTAACCTCCGACATTAATACCGAAGGTGTTGAGGTCTTGCAAGATATTAGTAAAGATGGTCGTAAAAAAACCGTCCAATTAGTCTATGCTCAACGTGCGCTAAGTTCCGAAGTTTCTGTTACACCAATTACAAACTGGTGTGCCGCAACTACTCGAAGGGAAGAAAGAAGTATTTCTTTAACTCCTAATCTTTCCTTTTCAATCAGTCGTCTTTTCACGGAGGCAGAGTTAGCTCTCATCTGTGACCCCGCAGAAACCGTTATCAAAAACGAGATTTCGTTATTATTCGATGCCTTAAATACTCGAATCAATGACGCTTTACTCGCTTTCGTACAAGCGAACCCTGGTGGGCTTTATGGTGGTGGTGCAACTGCGGCAACTGATTTTATCGTTGGTGCTGCGCCAAATGATGCCGTTAATACCGGTCATCTTGACCGAGTACTTGACAATTTAGCTGATATTGGTTGCGGTGGTCGTCCCATTTTAGTAGGTAGTGGCGAACTTGCTCAAATGGCAAGACGCTTAAACTATGGCTGTTGCAACACAAATCAGGGCGTAGATTATACTAAAGTTGGTGATGAATTTTGGTTCTTCAAAGACCGAAACGCCGCAACGATTTTAGGATTGAACCGTTTCATTGCCTTCGTCCCTGGTGCTATTCAAATTTTACCTTACTTAAAAAACAGTGGTTCGATGGCAACACATGGCGTTGAATCCCCTGGTGATGAACGTAACGTAATTTATGATCCACTTTCAAATATGTATTGGGATTATACAGTTGCGTATGACAAATGTTCAAGAGGTTACAATATTACTCTTGAAGTTGAGATGGCGTTCTTTATCAACCCTGCCGACCGTTTCAAAGTGGGCGATCCATTGGTGGGTACAAATGGAGTTTTAATTTATAACCAAACGTAGTATTTTTTCATTCGTCAGATTCTTTATTTTATGTCAATATCAATCAACTGTGTGCCAAAATGTTTGGAAGGAATAATCGGGATTCGTTCCAATTGTGAAATCCAAAACGGAAATAATACTTGCAAAACCTTCATTGAAGATTTGCCAGGTATCCATATTCCTATGCTTGCGGAAAATGCGAATTTGACAGATATAGAATCTGGCGAAGCATTAGCATTGCTCAAAATAGAAAAGGCAACTTTGAACGTTTTGAACCAACTGCATAAATACCTTTATCAAATTAACGGCTACCAATTAAATAATCTATTGGAAGCCGTTGATTTTGGTAAAATTTCAAGTGTTTCGCACCTTCCTGCGGCATTTTTTAGAGGGTTAGTGATTGAAAAAGATATTCATTCGGCAATGAGTAAGATTCAAATCATATCAATTACTATCCATTCTAAAACGACAGGACAAACGATTTTACGAATCGAAGACGGTGCAAACGTTACGACGCAATTAGTCGATTTACAAGCGAATCAACCTGAAGTTATTTATTTGAATAAAACTTTTGAAACTAATAAAGTCAGAATTTTACTCAACAATAATAATTTTTCGATGAGTTCAACTACGTTAGATGTTTCATCGAGTTGTTGTGGTTCATCATCAAATCAGAGCGTTTATTTGAAAGCATCAGGTTGGGACGGAACGGCAAGGAGTACAGATTCATTTGGAATTACGGCTCAATCTACCCTCGTTTGCGATATTACGCCGCTCGCTTGTGTGCTTAAAAATCAATTAGAGAAACCGATTTTGTACCAATTCGGAATTGAGATAATGAAAGAAATCTTAGTTTCAAATCGAATAAACGGTAATATCGAAAGAACCGAATTGATTAGAGAACAGATAAAGGAATATGAAAAAGAATTTGATAATAACTTAAAATTCGCTTTGAACGCATCCTCAAATATGTTAGGAATGTACGATTTGAAGTGTTTACAATGTATGCAATCCCGTTGGGTTGAAATGATTCCGTAGAACAATAAATAAAATTTATCATGGCAGCGAACTATTGGGAAGGTGTTAAAAGACGTTCCAAAACGATAGAAGGAACGTTTGTGGGGACGGAAAATAACTCAAATATTCAAACTAATAAATCCAATAACCAAATAATTACGACCGAAGATGTTAAACGAATTAATAAAACGATTCAAAAAAAGCCTTGTTGCGGTGGGTAAATATGACCCGATTGCCGCTTTTCTAATTTGGAGAATGGCGAAAGCTAAGCCTAAACCAAAACCCAAATGTTGTCCATAATCTAAAAAAAAACATGGCAAGTTTAGGCAGTTTCATCAAAAATGCAATCTCAGCGGCGAGCGATGTATTTTCAAGTAAAGGTTCAAAATCCAATACATTCAAATACAACGTTTCGCCGTCTCAATTGTTAAAGGATTTTGAACCAGGAGGAGGGAGCGGAGGAGGCAATAACGGTGGTCGTTTTCGTCGCCCACGTAGTTTTAGATGGAGACCAGAAGCATTAAACGCAATTGATAGACGAATAAAAGAACGTCTTTTTGAAAGTGGTTTGAATTCTGATGATGCCCAAATGCGCCCTGCGCAAAATAAAACCGACCGAAGACCAGTAGACGGTTATCGCCCAGAGGCAATCACAACCTTTCGTTATCGATACAAAACAGGAACACTTGCAAACTCTTTGCGGGTTACATCACAAGGAGGCAGGGGAAATTTGACGATAAAATGGACAAGAGAAGCAGAAATTATTAACCGTTTAACGAACGTTTATGGTCAATTTTTAGCACCGTCGCCCTCTGATATAAGTTATATTTTGTGGCTTTATCTTCGGGAAAATAATTTGATTGCGCAAAATGCGGCTGCACCAGGTATTAGAGCTGATGGGCGTGCGCCGTATAATCCCAGAGCTTTTAGACGTAGATAGTAAATTAAAAAACCAATGAAAACGATAATTGACCATTTAGAAGAATTAAAAGAGGAACTTCAAACGGCTTTCCCGCAATTTGAGGGAGGAGGTTACGTGGCGATTGAGGCATTAAATAAATATACGTTCGTTTCGATTGATGCGAATCAAAAGATTAAATTAAATTTCAATGACAAATTAGGTCATTATTTTTATTTAAGAGCATGGGATATTATCGACTATCCTTATTCCGAAAACCAAATATCAGTCTGCGGACAAACTTACGATTGGAATACGGAAGTGAAATTAGTGTTCTATGCGCCGAAATTCAATACGTATAATATAGAGGCTTTGGTTTCAAATTTCCTTTTGAGAAATTCAAAAATTGGTGAGATGACGATTAAAATAAACTCTTGTTATTTAGATAAATACAAGATTTATTTTGAAGAAACAGGCGACGATAATATTCCGAAATTAGACAATATCGCTCTCGTGATGTTCAATTTATCGGTTACGGGTTTGAAGGAATTAATAAAAGATGAATGTATTAACCTTAAATTTTGCACGGAGTGCTAATTAAAATATGACTTTTTGTTGTGAAAATCCCCTACATATTGGCTGTTTTATATCATGCGGTTGCCTTCTTTTTTCTGATTTAGTCGCTGATCAAGCGGGGGATTGGCTTTTAGAATGGACGTACCCTAATGGTGAATCATCTCATACGGCAAAAGTTGAGTTTCAAATAGGTGATAATATCTTATTTACAGGAGGCTATAATGAATCTTCTGTCATCTATTTACGCATCTTTCGACCCGACGGAACACGTTTTGAAATCAATGGAAGTGATTGTTTTTGGTTCACAACTCGCCCTGTTATTCGTCATCCTTATCGGGTGGGTTGTGTGGAAACGAAAATCCCTTGCGCTTGTCAATTAGGCGTGGCGATAAATCCAAGTTTAGAAACTGATGATTTTATTGCACTTGAAATTTTGGGCTTAGGTGGTTGCACAATTCCTGAAATGGAAAATTGGCAAATCATTTATGAGTTAAGTAACATCATCGCAGAGGGGAATGCGCCCATTTTTATTCCAAAGATTGACGGTTTAACGACCTACGTTTTAGAAATTTTCTTTAATCCCAAAGATTGCAGTGCGCCAAGTCTTTTATTTCCAATAACGATTTAATCAATAAAACTATGAACGAATTATTAAAACATATCATTTTTATAACCTTCCTATCTATCGTATCAGGTTTTTTGACCGTCGTTTTTACAACGTTTATGCGGAAAGGGATGATTTTTGAGTTTTGGAAACTCTTTATTTGGAAAAAGTTTGGGGAAACTTCCCCTTTTTATAAAATACTCGGAGGGTGCGCAATGTGTTTTGGAGTTTGGTTCGGGACGATACTTTTCTTTTTTCCGTTTTGGTTCTTCTTCGGAATTCATTTTTCAAATCCCTTTTTGAATATGCTCACTCTTTTTTACGATTGGTTAGCGTTCATCGCCCTGTCGCAAGTTGCGATACGGCTCTTAATGCTTACCATATTTTATTCAGAAGATTAAACCCTTTTTAATTTCTTATCCAATGATAAACCTAAAAATTGAATTATTTTTTATGCTCGGCTGGTTCTGCGCCGCAATGGGGATGCTATTTGAAAAATACATCTTTGCAGATTGGGAATTTTTCATCTTCATTTCAATCCTCGTCATCATTGATTTTGTGATTGCAGTTATTGGAGCATGGAAAAGGAGGGCAATATCTTCTGGGAAATTCTCAAAAATCATTTACAAGATGTTGATTTATTCCCTCATTTTGATTGCAACCCACGCCATTTCTCATTTCAAAATTGAGGGAAAAGATTTGATGATTCTCAATTGGGTTCAAATCGGAATTTATACTTCTATGATGGTTAGGGAATTTTTATCCATTTTAGAAAACGCAGGAGCATTAGGCTTTATCGTTCCTAAATATCTTTTGAAACGATTTGAAGCCTTTGACGAAACAGGAGAATTTATCGAAAAGAAATAATAAAATTCTTGTCATTGCGAGGAGCGTAGCGACGAAGCAATCTTTCTCGTTTGGCAGGCGTTTTAGATTGCTTCGCTTTCGCTCGCAATGACAGAAATAAAATAATAATCAATTTAATCCAAAACAATCATGACCATTGAAGAACTAAAATCACTCTATCAAAAAAAGAATTATCCTTTTTTTGAAAATGGAGATTGGAATATTAATCTATTTGGCATTCGTTCTAAGAATCGAATCGCAGGGAAATTTGATGACATCATCGGGTTTGCGCTCAAAATAAAAGGGCAATGGTTCGTTAAAACGTATCAGGGGACGGTCGATTGTGGTGCGTATTTTATGAAAAACCTTATGCACCCAGACGGAGCGGCGTTTATGGTACCAGGTTTTTATCGGGGAGTTTGGAGATTGGGCAAATTCAAAGGGACAAAGGCTTTATTGCAAGTTCGCCCTGTGAAATATTATCGAGATAAAAACTTAGATAATATCATGGACTTGAACCCCGACATGATTAGCGAAGGCTTAATTGGGCTTTTGAATCATGAACATTTCCAAAAAAACGATGACGCAGAGGAGATTTTCAACAGCTCTGCCGCTTGTTGGGTTACGAAAAGCCGCAAAGACCATCAGGAATTGATGTACTTTGTGGAACAATCTGTAAAGGTTTTCCCTGGTGATGTAAGCGTGGCGTTATTCGATGAAGAGTAATTATCCTTATTTCTTCCCCTATTTGCGGGCAAACGATTTGCCTATCCCGCAAGAAGAATTTCAATTTCATCCAAAAAGGAAATGGAAATTTGATTACGCATGGGAAGATTATAAAATCGCTTTGGAAGTTGAAGGAGGCATCTTTACAGGAGGTCGCCACACGAGACCAAAAGGTTTTATCGGCGATATGGAAAAATACAACTCTGCGGCTGTTCTCGGTTGGCGAATCATTCGGGTTCAACCCAAAGATTTACAAACGAAAAAGACGATTGATTTGTTGAAATCAATCCTATTATAAATTTGATTTTTTTTTCATAGTTTAGTGGGAACGTCAATCATTGCGATTGGCGTTTTTTTTAACTGTTCGGTTTTTCCGAAGGGTTGAGTTGTTCGGAAAAACCGAATAACTCAACCGTCAAGGATTGCTTTATAGTTGGGGATTTAGATTGCTTCGCTTCGTTTTGAAGAGTCAGCGGGGGATTTTTAACCCCCGACTCTCATTAATTTTGTCTTGAAAATTCTGAATTCAAACGGTAGTAAGGAATTATTCTCCATTCCCCCTCGCCTCCGTCAAAAATATAATCCCCCCAGCTTATCCATTGAATCACTGCGCCCTCGTCTTCGTTTTTGCGAATTTGTAACCAAAAACCTTTCTCGTTATTTCTTTCGTCGATCGAAAAACCGTTTGGGTTATTTCTTTCTAAAGTCTCTTCGTCCTTAATGAAATCCTTTATTTCCTGCCAAGTAGTTTGGAAATTGAAAAATAAAGCGTTTGCGAAAATGTTCTCTTTTTTGATTGCTTGAGTCATCTCTAATTTGTTGTTGAATTGAAAAATATAATTGATTGGTTATTTACTGTATTTTACGATAATTGTTAAGGGATCGGATGTGATTTTATTGCTATCTAATCTTATCGTTTTAAGCTGGGGGCTTTCGCCCCCAGCATCCTTATTTCGTTTTATGAATTTCGATTAAGTTGGTAATTCCTTCTTTAATCAATTTTTCGTTTTTCAATTCAAAAGTTGAAGTTGAAGAGTTAAAATTATCAGCTAAAACTTTTGTAATAATTTGTTCTGCGATTCTTTCAAATCTATCTTCGTTCTCACTCAAATCGATTTGGTTTTTTTCGTAAACCGCTTTCCAAAATTCTGGTGTTACTTCTAAAGTTAAACCAAATTTTGAATCTAAAATAAGGGTTGCAAGCGTTGTGCTCATAATTGAAATTATAATTTGTTGTTGAAAGCGTCTCAGCGTCGTTGCTGTTTGACGATGTAAAATTACGATGGATTTTTTTATGAATCAAATATTTGATTCATAATTAAGATTCTTTAACTATGTTGGATTTTACTCCAAATAGTCCTTTTAGATTTGCGGTTTCTATTCAAGTCGATTTTTTGATAAATTTTCGACTTGAAATAAACTCATGTTTATTCAATGAACATGATTTTCCCCTTCTCACGATGCCGCTAAAAAAATCAGCCAAATAAAAGGGCTTATTTTTTAGGCTTACTAAAATATAAAGCTATGCGCCGCCAATGCCGCTAAAATATAGGTGTTTTAAATACCTATTCATTCTCAAAAACTAAATATAAAGGTTTGAATTTTTAGCGGCTTTAGCGGCATTGGCGGCACTTTACATTTTTTCAAGTTTTCCTAAATATTACCATAGAATTAGTTTCTAAAATTTTAGCGGCTTTAGCGGCATTGGCGGCACTTTACATTTTTTCAAGTGTTCCTAAATATTAGCGGCTTTTTTTGTTTTTATTTTTTTCATCCCCAAAAGAAATTTGCAATAAGAATTTATTGCAGGAGGAGGTTTGAAAAAATAAAATTATCATTTTGCCGACGTTGAAAAAATGGTCAAAAAAAAAGGAGCGATTTAACTCGCTCCTCTCCACTTAATAATTAACCATGTTTTATTTATGATTCCTGATCCTATCCTTGCGATGGGCAATTTTTTGATGAATAGAATAAATGCCGTTTTCGTCTAAATGAACTTCCGTTTTTCCGAGATTTATCAAATTTAAATTCGTTTGGCGTATCTCTTTTTTAATGTCGCTTAATTCGCTTTTTAGTTCGCTTAAATCTGAATTATTATTTATCGTAAGTTGGATATTTTGTTGTTGAATCTCTCTAACTTGTTTTGCTAATTGGGTGATGGAAGTCGCTTGCATCGCTTGTTTTAGTTCCTTCATCTCTTGGCGATAACCTTGTAAAACGGGCATTATTGGAATAACCATTTTTTGAGGTGAGGTCGGCAAACTCAATATCTTTTTCGTTTCGAGTGCCAATTGTTCTTTTTCAAAACCGATTGCGGGGAAATGTTTTAGAACCGTTTCTGCGGTGAGGTTTCCTTCGTTCATCCCTTTTGCGATTGCCCAATATTTGCGGGTTGCATTGCGGGTTAAAATTGATTCCCCTCCTTCGGCTTCAATCAAAATTCCTCTTTCGGAATGGCGTGCGCCTTCAAGTTTCATTCCCTTTGGTCGGTCTTTTTCGCCAATGCCGATTATCCCTTTTTCCGCTTTTTGCGCCCGCATTTGTGAACGAACCACCGCAATTTGTGCAACCAACGCACCAATGACTAAAGCAGCCATTACAATATTTGCAGGAGGAGGAGCAGAAATAAAAGCTTGAGAAACGGCAATTGCACCATTGATTACTAATTGGGCAATCATATAATCTTTCTGTTTTTGCAATTCCGCTTTTCGTAATTCTTCAGTGGCTTTGAGCCGTTCCCGCTCGGCTTCCAATTGTTCAACAGAATAGTTCTTTGCGGCATCGCCTCCTTCTTTCAATGCACTTTCGATTGTCGAAATTTGCTCTTTTTGCTTTTCGATATTCTTATCTAAAGCATTTACGGTCGCCTGTGAAACCTCCTGTAAAACTTGAAAAATAGAATTATTGAGAGACTCCGCTAAGGACGCAACGTTTTTGATGAGTTCTTTGAAGTCTAAATCTTTGAGATTATCAAGGTCTTTGGTTAGATTTGCAACATTTTTACCAACGTCTTTAGAATCTTCTTCTAATCGTGCAAGTTCGTCTTGCGCATCGTTTACGGCTTTTATACCTTCAGTATCGTCATCGCCTCCATTGTTTTGTTTTGCTATTTCAAGTTTAGTTCGTGCTTTACCTATATTTTGGTCAATTTCAGATTGTAATTTTTTAGCATCATTCAATTCTTTTTGTCTATCCTCCTGATTTTGCAAAGCTAATCTACGACCTTTGAATAAATCGACCGTTTGATTTACACCAGACGTAATACCTGAAATAGCGGACAATGCACCCGCAGAAAAAGAAGTTTTATCATTGGAATAGAGTTTAGACGCTATTTCGTTAATCTTATCGACAGCACCAGCGGCGTTTTTAAGACCTTCTTCGATAATTGCTTTTTCCTGATTGACGATACGAATTTGTTCATCTAAAGCGGCTCTTCGGATTGCAGAAAGTTTATCTGCCGTTTCTACATTGAGTTCAATCGTTGCGAGAGCGGCGTTTTTCTCATTAATTGCTTGTCTTTCAATAAGAAGAGCCTTTTGTTTTTCAAAGTCTTGAATCGCTTTTAATGCAGAATCTTTTTCTTTTTGTGTTGTAGCATTTGCGAATACTTGTCTTTTAATGGCAATATCTTCATCAATTTTTAAGAGAGTATTGTTGAAAACGATTTGTGAATCTATTTGTTCTTTTTTTGCTTGCCCTGCTTTTAGGTCTCTTGAAGCATTTACATTTCTCTCTTGCGCACCAAAATTAGTTGTATTTTCACTTAGTTTCGTTGTGAAATTTAGGGTATTGACAGTGTTTGTAAAGAGTTCTTTTTCGACTTGTTCTTTTAGAACTTTAATCGTTTTGAGGCGAACGAGGATAGCGGCTCTTTCGGTTTGCTCAATAAAGTCGCTTTCTTTTTTGGCAATGAGGATTGTGTTTGCAGATTTATTTTTCTCAAATTTATCGCTAATCTTAGCATTTTCAATTTCAAATTGAGTGTTAAGAATCTTTACAAGCCTTTGCCTTTCAACTACAGATTCAACTTCTTTGCTTATTTTATCTTTTTCAGTACTGAATTTATCAAGGAGTGCTTGTTGCTCATTATCCCTAACAAGTTGTGTCGTCTTATTAATCGTTTCAATTTCGTTTTGCAGTTGAATAGTAGATTTACGTTTTTGAAAATCGTTTTCAAATTGCGCCGCAAATTCTTGAGCCACTGGAAGAGTTTCTTTTTCGATTTCAAAATTAAATTGAATCGTCGCAATGAGTGCATCTTGTTCAATCTTCAAAATATCCTCTTTAACCTTCGCTATCGCATCATCAAACGGTTTCGTATTCGCTTCAATTTTTACTTCAAAGGGTTTATCTTTGTCTTTTGAGCCTGAGCCGCTTAATGTTGGTGTACCCCTAAAATTTTGACCAACTGATTGTGCTTTATTTTCAACTTTAGATTTAGCTTCATCTTTTTTATCTACGATGAATTTATTTTGAGTAAGTTTTTTGAAGTTAGTTAAGTCTTTATTAAAAGATTCAAAACTAATATTGGGGTCAACTGTGAATTTTGTACCAAGAAATTCATTAGAAAGTTTTTTAGCACCATTTACGTATGCGGCATATCCTTTTATAGCTAAAGTTAATACAGCAACAAAAGCCCTTGCTGATAATGAGGCAGCTTCAAAAACTCCCCCTAATATTTCCATAACCACAGATGCAGCTTTCCCTTGTGAATTAAGAGAAGGAAATATAACCGTTACAAGTTGCCCAATTGCACTAAAAAATTCACTTGCAATTTCATACATTGACCTAAATACCTTAACCACAGGTTCAGAATATTTAATCATCTCAGTAAAAAATACAGCTATCCCAGCGACAAAAGGCGCAATTGCATTGACGATTTTAGTAAAGAAGGTTTGAATTTGAATGCCGATTAATTGAAATGCAGATGAAGAACCCAATGCTTTATCATTAAATATCGCAAATTCTGTTTGTAATTCCTTTTCTGCTTCAACTAAACTAAGTGTTGATTGTTCTGTTGCGGTTAATTCAGGTCTTGCTTTTTTTAATGATTCCCCAAATTCATAAATTCCGTCAATAGTTTTTCTAATACCACTATCTTCACCCAATGAACCACCAACAACATCTGCTACTAATGCCGTTGCTTCAGTGCTTGAAAGTCCAGCTTTTTTAGCTTGAGAAACTATATCAAAAAGTTGTTCAAACTCGGTTTTAGTACCTTTTTTAGCTGATTCTAAGAATTTTTTATTAAAATCTTCCCCTAAAGGTTTTAGGGCATCTATTTGAGCTTGAGCTAACGTTGTTAATTTGTTACTACTTTCTCGAAAAATATCTGGGAATTTATCATCAAAAAATCCTTTCCTAATCCCTAATCTGATAGCATCTCCCGCTTGTGTAGCGGTTAAACCTAATTGTTTGAAATCAGAATCATACTCTTTTAATTGAATTAGTCCTTCGTTCCCAATCCCTCTAACTAATTGGTCTTGAACAGCATTTGTTGCTTGTTCAAGACTAATATCTCTATTTTTAGCTACGGTATTAATCGTTTGAATTAAGTTTTCAGAATCAACCCCAAACGTATTAGTAAGAGCAGCGATATTGACTGCAAAATCAGTTTGAGCCTGTCCTTGTAATCCTGTGAGTTCAAATATTTGTTTCTTATATTCTCTAATCTTTTCTGCGCCTTCTGCTGCGGCATTTGCGGTTAAGGCGAGTGCGCCAACCACTGCGGCTGCGCCTGCGACGGCTAAACCTGTTGGGGAGGCAAGAGCTGATAAAGAACCTCCTAAATCTTTGATTGCGAAATTTGCGCCTTCAATATCACCAGTGGCGATAGATTCTTTGAAGGACGATAACGAACTTGTCGTTTGAGAAAAGCCTCCTAATTTGCTATCTAAGGTTTGTTTTCTGGTTTCAAGTTCAGGGATTTTTGAAGAATCTTTTGAAGGTTCATTGTCTTTTTTCTTTGAGGAAGAAGTTTTTCCGTCGGCATCATCTTTCCCTAACCCTGCCTCTTTTTTCGCTTTCCCGACCTTTTTAATCTTCTCAGCGGTTTTATCTGCGGCATTTCCGAGTTCTTCGATTTGTTTAGAATCAATATCTTCGGTTTCATTTTGCACCCCAGCGAGAGATGCCGCAAGGAGGTCAAGACCTTTTGCGGCTCTTCGGGTTTTATCGTCCGCAGTTTCGAGATTGTCGGCGAGCTTATCGACCGAATCCCCTGTGGGTTTTTTTGATGATTTGATGAACTTTTCATATTCATCGTTCGCTTTCGCGATATTTTGACGCAATTTAGCGAAAGCGGCTTGCGCTTTTGCGTCTTCGATGTCTATTTGATAGACGACATTTTGAATAGGCATAAAAAAATAGTAATAAAAATTATAAATTATTTTTTTTACAAATTTACAACTTTATTACTATTAAGAAATATTAAATAATTTACAATTTTTAAATTTTTAACGCTGTGTTATTATACATTTAATAATAATCTTTTGAAAAAATGTGGGGAGATTGCCACGTCGCTCCGCTCCTCGCAATGACAATAGTTATAATGTATTTGGATATTCCCTTATCCTCAAATCTTCGGGAAAAGCATCGAAATCGTTATATTTGAAATGTTGTCCGAAATTTCCTTGTGAAAATTGTTTCATAAAAAAAGGTACGTTTTGCGCTTGGCATTGGTCTTTGATGTTGCGAACCCAATCAATATTCATCGGTCTTGCGTTTTTGCCGCTTTCCCCTCCGACGATAACCCAATCGATCCCCTTCAAATCTAACTCCCCTAAATCTTCTAAAAGAGGTTCGATGGAAAGAAACTTAACCTTTGCGGGAGTTTGTTTTAATAACTCAATTCGATTTACTGATTGGGTATTTTCAACTGAAACGCCTAACCAAATGTTGGATGTCCATCTAATTTGTCTATGTATTGGTTCATTTAACCAAATCTCAACAAATAAATTTTCAGGTCTCTTTGTCAATACTTGAAATGTATCCTGTTCACATTGATTCATCACATCAAATACTTTTAATATATCCTCAAGTCTAATTTGCTCATGAAACAAATCACTCATTGAATTGACAAAAAACATTGTTGGTTTCTTTATTTTTCGTGGAATATCTAAGCGTTCGGGATGGAATCTCACCTCCTCAAACGGTGTGGAATAACACGCATGATTTTGAAGTTTACCTTCTAAAAAAGCCTTGTGGCGTTGGTCATGCAGGGTTTTAGCATAACAGTTTTTGCACCCTGCGGAAACCTTTGTGCATCCTGTGATTGGATTCCACGTTTTTTCAGTCCATTCGATATTACTCATAACATTCTCCTAATAATTGTTTCCATTTTATGAATTTTCTAATGTTTTTAGCTACTTTTGTTCTTGGTGTTCTGTTTTTTAATTTTTCATATTTCAACCAATCGACTGAAATGTTATATGAAAATAATTGCAATCTTTCCTTATAATTAATTCCAAAAAATCGCTCAATAGAATCATTAAAAGAATAATTTGGAGGTAGAGAACACTCTACTATATCATTAAATCCAAAATACCATTCTTCAGGAAAAACTATTGGTAACTCATTAAACACTCTTGAATAATGCCATCTTTTTTGCCCTAATTCACCAAACTGAAGATGATTAGCAAACTTTAATAATCTATGTTTGTTATCTATACCAATCATTTAGGCTCTCCTTTTTCTTGTTTTACTAATCCTAAATGATGAATATAAAGGTTCTTTGACTGTTCAAGTTCAAATAGTCTTCTTTCAAACCAAGTTTTCAAACAGGCTTCCTTATTTTTGAAAATTTCAAAATAGGGATAGTTTGAACAATTTATTGTGATATACCTGCTATCAGGATAAACAGAATTTATGACTATCTTTTCTAATTCTGGCATATCATTATTCCATAGACTTGACCATTGACTATTTGCATAATAAACAGTATCCCCTATTTTGAGGCTTTGGAAGTCTTCGATGTCGCTATTTTTCATTTTATCTATGTGTTTTTTTGTTATTCCCTTTTTCGATATTCTCGGCTTTCTTTTTTTGAACGGCAATCCATGTTTCATAATTGAAATAGTAATCGTTTATGTTCATGGATTCTAAGATTTCTTTTCCTCTGATATTTTCCCCGATGACGAGGTTCGTTTCTGAAAAATCTTTGAAAACCCGAAGCATTATATTGATAATGGACGGTTCAGAAATTTCATTGTTGGGGCTATCGTTTTGAAATATTGAAGGATACCTTGTTGTGACTCCAAGTCCAATTTCCCGTGCCGAGTTAAGAACCTTTGCAAAAAAAAATCACATAGTTCTGAATCGGTATTGAAAATCTCTTTCTTCTTTTTGATAATCGCATCATTGACGACAAAAGGATTTTCATCTTCTAACAAGAAGATTGCGGCGCACATCGAAATGAAAGCCTCTTTTGAATGCAGGACATCTAAACGAAGTTGTAGTTCGACGATTAGATTTGCGGCTTGTGCATTATTTCCGACATTGAATAATTCAATCACTTTTTTGAGGGTTTCACTCAATCTTTCCTTAGTGATTGCCATATCAATGAAGGCTTGGCATTCGTCCACAAGGAGTTTGCGGCTGATGCTAAGGTTCATAATATTGTCAATCTCATACCAATCACGTCCGTTTTTATCGGTATGTAGATAGATTCGCCCGCTTTCAATCGGTTCTTTTTTGATGTAATAGATGATTTTGTTTAGGAATCGTTTTATCTTTTTCATTAGTAAAATAAATTATTTTTATGATGCGTAGGCGTATTTTTTCCAATCAAAAGCCCATGCGTTTATTGCGTATCTGAAACAATCTAAAAGGTGACCTGCGTCGGGGTCGCTCTTCTTAATCGTTAATGTATTTGCCATTTCGACGTTTTTCAAATCTCGAATTAAGAATTCACACTTGTTTGAAATTTTCAAATCAGGGTGATGTGAAAAGACGATATTGCAGAGTAATTGACTATCTGCGTGGCGTGGATTTGCATTTGAAACATCTAAATTTTCAAACCTGATTTCTAACTTTTCTTGAATAACATCGTAATGCGTTCCGAATTGATTCGTTAGGTTTGAGCGGTTGTTTCCCGATGCGTCCCCTGTGATTTTATGAATTCGGTTCAAATATTTAGCTCTCAATTGTTCGCACATTTGAAAAATATCGACGTTTTTAAGTCTAAATTCTTCGACGACATGAAATTTATCGTGATCCATCTGAATTGCAATGCAGGTCATCGGGTTCACATTAAAGTCGAAAGAGAGATAAATCGGAGAAATTAAATCGTCCTCAATATCTGCAATATGTTTATCTTTATTGAAACAGTGTGCAAATTGATTATCCTTCGGTTTTGAATCCCAATCGCCGAGAACGAACATATTGTAATTAACCTCTGGCATCATCGCCCATGAATCCCATAAAGCCTGCCCAACCATTGGGTTATCTTTTGGCAAAGCCGTGATGTATTTCCATTGTGGGCGAAGCGTTCCATTTATGTGTTTATCGTAAATTTCAGTCCGAATCCAATTATCTTGGGGGTTGAAAGTTGCGAAAATCATGGGCGGCGGCATCGGTCGAATATTGTAAGTCCCTACCCTTTCAATAGATTTTATGAGGGTTTGATGTTGCAACTCTTCTAATTGTTCTAAGATGATTAGATTAACCTCCAAACCTTTGAAGCGGTTTAATGCTTTATCATGCGTGAAATTTTCTTCAAAGAACAAGAGCGTTGAACCATTGTGAAATTTCACAACGTTTTCAGTACGATTCCACGATTTTATTAGTCCAATTGGGCAAATTTGCTCAAAGGTAATCATAGAGGTTTTTTTCATGGATTGAAGTGTATCCCGAATGATTGCAACCCGCATTCCAGGGTATTTATTCATCATCAAAATTGCGGTTGCGATAGCGCAGGACGTTTTCCCTCCCCGAATAGCACCTCCGTAAAAGATAACTTGAATATTATTTTCGCCTCGTATCCTTCCTTTTACAATGTCGTAAAACTCTAATTGCTTAGGGTTTAGATTGTAATCGAAAGTGTTGTATCCTGATTGACCCATAGTTAAATAAGCCCATCAGGGGTAATAATTTGGTTATCGTTTCCGTTTTTTGCGGCAGCTTCTGCGGTCGTTGGGAATGCTCCAAAACGTTTTTTATGGGCTAACCACCATTTTGAAGTATCTAAATCTCCGCTTTCGATTGCAGTTTTGATGTTCAATTTTGCCGCATCAGTCATCTCGTCATCACAACGGAGGCGAGCTTCTTCAAACTTCTCCTTAAATTCAGGCATCACCGCAATTGATTTATAAAAAGTTGAAGTATTGATTTCTAACTTTTTACAAACTTCTTGAACTTTGAAGCCTTCGGCAATAAGCGCAATAAATTCATCAATACGCTTTGAATTGAACTTGTATTTATTTGCCATAAAATGATTATTATTGTTAAGTTTTTTCCTTTCGGAAGGGGATTAAAGGAATTTTACCAATTCTCTAAAATCCAATCAGCTTTTTTCAAAATCGCCGTTCTTTCGTATTTGACGTTTGAAACTTTGATTCTTTCATCTGATTCTTGAAAAAATTTAGGGATAAAATCGGCGTTAAAAGTTTGACAATTATCCATTAGATAAGTCTCCTTTGAAGGAGGTTCTAAAATCAAATCAAATCTTTCTTTTAATTTTTGCCATATTTCGATATCTGCTTTGTGGGATTCGTTGGGATTAACCTCACCCCAACCCCTCTCCAAATTGGAGAGGGGCTTTAACGAAACGTTTTCTTTCTCCCCTCTCAAAATTGGAGAGGGGTCGGGGGTGAGGTTAATTTCAGTTTGCTTCGCTTCGCTTGCAATCACAGGGTTTTGCGGTGCAATCCCCCCCGATATAACCAATATCTCCTTGTTCAAACGGTCGATCGCCTGTTGAATTGCGGCTTTATCTGCGCCCTTTGAGTTTATTTCGTTTTGCCAATAAGCTAACATTTTCGTTTTATTGGCAAGTTTTTGTTCAGTTTGATTCATCTTTTGTTGTTAAAAAGTTAGGGTATCTTTAAGTTTTAGACCTAAGAAAATCGTTTTTCCTTTGCGGTCTTTTGCCTTTTCAAAACCACGTTCACTAATCGCTTTTGATAGTTTTTGCTTCGTGTTAAAGATTGCGGTTTCGTTTTCTTCTCGACAATAGTATTGATATTTTTCATAAATCGTATTCAAATCGATGCCTCCCAATGGGTCTTTTTCCGTAAATTGTTCTAAAAACGGTGTCAAAATATCGGCATCTGCACGATAATCATCAGTCGCATTTCGCACAATATCGGGGATGAAAAGACCGTTTTTTGTAAAATCTCTCAAACCTTCAACAGCCCAATTGAAAATACCTGCCATCTCGGCTTCCATTTCGTTCAAAACTTCTTCCATCGGTCGTTGTTCTTCTTTCGGGATAGAAATTTTGAAAGGGACAAGGAAAATACGCCTCCAAATACCATTATCTGTTCCAGTGATATTCAATAAATGGTTTCCGAATAATCCCAAAGTATGACTTGGTGCAAATTCAAAATATTTTCCGTAGGGTTGGCGTGCTTTAATCGTGTCTCCCCCGGTTAAATCTTTTACGGTCGCTTCGTTCAATCTTCGGTTTTTAGGAATTTCAGAAGCGATAACGAGGCGTGTGCCGTGTAGGTCACATTTTTCATAATCGGCTGTCGTTCCTCCTTTTTTGTCAATTAATAAGTCAATCCTAACCGTTTTTGAATAGTCGTTTAAGAGTTTTAGTAAGATTTGGAAAAAGGTTGATTTACCGTTAGCACCTCCTCCGTAGCAATAAACGAAACCTTGTAATAGCGGTTCTCCTACTAATGTTACGCCCACAAATTGACGTATAAACCGCATCAATTGAAGGTCTGAATCAAAAATCCTATCTAAGAAGAGTAGGAATTTGGTACATTTAGCGTCTTTTTGATACGTTACGCAGGTTTGTTTCGTGTGCATTTGCTCAAAGGTATGAGGGTTAAATTCATAATTTTTGAGGTCAAACTCACCGTTTTTGAGGTTGATTTTCCATTTATGCGCATCAAAATCGTTAGGTGTGCAAGAAATTTTCCCTTTTGCTAAGTCTAAAACGTTGTTCATTCTTTTTCGAGTATTCAAAAGGGCTATTCTTGATCTGAGTGAATCAATTATCGCATTGTAATTATTGATAATTAATTCATCTGTTTCTTTATCTACTAATTCTTTATAATGAAAAACGGTCTTTTTGTAGGTTTTTCTAAGGTTTTCCATACCCTTTTGACGAGGGCAATCACTGTAATTCTTCTGCCATTTCCCTTCTGAATATTCTCTCCATTCGTTTGAAACGGCATCGAATTTGAATTTATTTCGGTTAAGCATAGCAAAGAGCCGTGAATCCCCCTCTTCGTCGTCGCTCAAACATTGACAAATCTCTTTGGTCGTTGGGGAATAGTTTTTTTTTTCATAAACGTATCCCAACGCTTTTGCTCTCGAAAATATGAAACCGAAGTTATTCTTCTTTGCGTCGGCATTATCCATGTTTCGATTTTCCGTTTTCCAACAGGATTCAAATTTTGAAAAGACGGCTCTTTCGTTGTAATTATCGTCCCGCTTTGAAAGTCTATCAAACCATTTATACGCCTCTTCCTTCGATTCAAAAGTATTACATAGCGCAAAACAAGTCTTTAACCAGCTTTCATAATCGTGGGTTAGGGTTAGGCTTTTCGATTCTAAATAAAGACAAATCTCTTCCAATCGGTTTTGATACCATTGGGCAGGGACTTGGTTTTGATTAGAATTTGTCGTCGTTTCAACCTTCTTTTCGTTTTGAATCGTTGGAATAACCTCTTTTATCTCCTCAAAATTTACGATTTGAACCTCTGAATCAGGATTAAAATACGCCTGCGGGTCGGACGAAAAGAAACAAAGACGATTGACGTTTTTGCATTTCGTATCTATTTCAGGGTATCCCTCTTTGAAAGTTTCAAGTATCCAATTCCAAACATTCGTTTCATGATATTTTACAAAATCATTCCCCGCAATAAGATTAAAAGACGCTATCCTAAAAAATACCTTTAACCCTCGCCCAGAAGGCGAGATGAAAAGCATAAAAGTTATTGGCAGGGCAATGAGTTTGGTTCTCAATGCCGAAATTTGCTCGTCGCTTAGATTATCGAAATCTAAGTGGGCGATGTAATTGTATTTTTTGAGGCTTGTCTTTTCAGAATTTTTCTCAAACGTTCCAGAAACGGTGAATGCAGGCAGTTGCGTTTTGATAGCGTTTTGCGCTTTTTTGTCATCAATTTTGCGCATTTCGTCAATTTGATTTTGAAACAAACCTTTTTTGATTTGTCCAAAAATCATCTCATATTCCATATCCTTTAAGAGGGATTTACAAGGAATACCATTTTGAGAGACGAAGATTGAAGCCTGCATTATTTTGTTTAAGTTGGGTTAGCTAAAAGGTGTTCTGAAATATTTTCTCTATTCTCTAAAATTTTTACTAATTCTTGCTTTCGTTCTGAAAAAGGAATTTTATTCAAAATATCGCAAGCTAAATTCATATCGCTTTGCAGGATATTTTTGAAAATTTGATGAAAGATTTTTTCCCAATTGTTGATGATGTATTCAAAAAGTGGATTCAATTTCTCAAAACCTGGCGAAATGAAGATAAATTGATTTTTAACCGAATTTGTCATCAAATTTTTATACGATCTGAATTGGTCAATCATCAATTTGCAAATTTTCGCCATATTGCTTGCCTTCAGTTTGATGTTTGAAAGGATATATTCTTCGTATTTTACGGTGCATTCACTTTCATAAACGAGTTTGAAAGACATCGTTTTCTCTTCTTTGAACTTAAATTCAAAGTTTTTGATAGAATTGATGAATTCAATTACAATGGTATTGTCAATTTTCCCCTCGTATTCAAAACGTTCTTCCATGATGTGATAATAGCTCTGATAGAGTATTTCACAGTCGATAAAGAAAGCGAATATATCTTTTTGGCTTTCATAAGTCGTACAAGCATGGATAATCGTTGAATGGTCTCTTTCTATGAATCTCGCAATTTCGCTTTTTCCAAATCCATGTAGGGTTAAAAAACGAATCATTGCCATTCTTAAAAGGACGATTTCATCTGTTCGATTTTTTTTAATGACCATATCTGCCGTTGCTTCTTTACCATAATAGTTTTCATATAGTTCGGAAATTAGATTGAGACCTTCATTAAACACATCTCTAATCGGGCGATGCCTAAATTGTGTTTTGAAATTTTGTTTCAAATTCTCAACTTCAGAATCTTCAATCCTCTTTTCATCAGGTTTGTAAGAATACTGTTGATTTTTAGGGACAATTTTAATGTCATAAGTCTTCTTTCTGGGCTTATTCTCATCTTTTACAACTTTAATCGGGCTTGCTTTTAAGTCCTTCATTTGCAAAACTTCAAAGGCTGTTTGAGAATAATAATATTCGACAAAAGCCTTATTGCATTCGCAAATGAAACGATTAACGACAATCTCCTCCTCAAAATATCGAATCGTGTAATAAATCGTTTCCTTTGGTCGCCCTAAAATGCGGGCAATAATCTCAATAGCAAAATTATGCAGGTTCAAATAATAGGCAATCGCCTTGCGGGCATTTACAATTTCTGAATTTCTGAACGTTTCGACGATCGAATTACGATTAAAAAGTTCTGCGATTTCAGGGAAAATTTTTTTAAAAATGGGCTCAATGATATTAAGCCCATTTTCAAATTCTTTTTCGATTTCTGAACTTTGCCTTTTAATCCTGACGACTTTCGATAAATCGAAGTCATTAATCGTTTGGAGTTTTTGTGCTGTGTTCATTTTGATTTAGTTCTTTGATTTTTTCACAAATCATTTCGGTATTTTTTTCGATTTTACAAATCCTTAGATTGTCAGATATAAACACTTTTGCAAGGCTTTCCAAATCATCCTTAGATTGTTCTTTTATTCTTTCAATTTCCTTTTTTAGGCTATCTATATTTTCCATCATATAGCAAATGATAAGGCATAGAAATAAAAAAGTACAAATTATTATTAAGTTCATCTTTATTTTTCCCCACCGTTAAGTAATTTATCTAATTCTCGATAAAGTGAAATAATCATATTATCTGTGTCATCATAATCTTTTCTTGAACATTCTGTTCTCATTGCCTTACAACTACTTACATATTCACTTGCAAAATATTGAAGTCTTTTTAGGCAATACGCTTTCCGTTTCTCTAAATGTTCTTCAAGATTTTTGATTGATTGAGCTTCTGTAATTGGTTCATATTCTTCTTGTATCATTTATTTCTTCTTTTTTTAATGTTACAATCTTTCATATCAACATCTTTTCTCCCATTTACCTTATTAAACTTATCTATCACAGCATCTTCCAAATCAATGTCTTGATTTTCAGCTAAAAGACATAAGTAGATAAATATATCCGCTAATTCTTCCCTTAATTTGTCATGAAAATCGGGCAAATCATCACCTCGTTCAATTTTCTTAACAATATTACAGGCTTCTCCAACTTCTCCAGCAAGGGCAGTTGTCCAATACAAAACATCTCGGTCGTGAGCAGAATATCCAAATCCATTTAATGACCTGTTATTATTCAGTTCTTGAAATTCGGATATATTAAAATCAAATGGATCTCCATTAGCTAACATTATTCTACTTCTCCTTTCAATTAAAATTTTAGATATTTCCCTCTCGGCAAAAGTTGAACTATCATCTTTTTATCGCCGTCATGGTAGATTAACTGATCAGTGTCCTGTGCTTTGAATTCTTCCCGAATCTGTTCCGTGTTTGCTTTATAAGACACGATTTCAGTTCGTAAATGCGTTGGGAGGTTTTCTAAATTGGTCGTTTCAAGACCTGTTTGGTCAAAATATCTGATGGATTGCGCACCCCCGGCAGAGGCGACGCTGACATTGAAATTTTGAGTTTTGAATTTATCCCAACCATTGGCGATGCAATTTTTAAGCACGAAGGCTTTCAAATTATCTGCCTCTTTTTGCGCCTTTTTAGACATCGCTAAGATTTCGTTTGCATCGGTTTTGAGGTTCTCGGCACGCTGTTCTAAGCGTTTAACTACCCAAAGGCAACGGTTTATTGATTCGTCCCTTTCTTCCAAAATTTGTTGATTGAGTTCGGCATAAACCGCTTCTTGTTCGGTGAGGTCTCCCTCTAAATCGATTAAGAGTTCCTCCAACGCTTT